CGACGCTCTTCCGATCTTAGTTATACGGCAACAATTACTCATTCTGGCACTAATTGGACTTGCGTTGCCACAGGCGGTTTCTTAAATGCATCCGGGACTGTAAACTATAGTTTTACGGCAACTGATAGCCGTGGTAGAACAGTTACAAAGACGGGAAGCGTTACAGTAACAGCATATTCAGCTCCAACCGTATCGTTCTCTGTGGTTAGATGCAACGCATCTGGCACAGCGCAAAATGATGGTTCCTATGCTAAGGTTGAGGCAACGAACTCTTATGCTTCATTAAACAATAAAAACACTTATAGCTGCACTCTTGAATATAAAGTGAACCCATCTACGACGGGAACAACAAAAACGTATTCTACAACAAGCGTCTCAGATGTAATTTCTGGAATCGGTACAGATAATACATATGTGTTTACGATGACTGTTACAGATAAGTTTGGAAGTGTTTCGGCTACCAAGGAACTATCCACAGCGTTTTGTTTAATGGATTTTCTGAGCGATGGAACGGGAATAGCGATGGGAAAAGTAGCGGCGTATTCAGAGACTCTGGATATTAATCTAATTACCCGGTTTCGCAAAACCGTAGAATTGGAATTGCCGGACGGAGTAGGAATAGGGAATGGAATATTTTATAATAATTGTGGATCGCACGATAAAAGGATGTATCTTGGTGGACAAGGATACAGCGGTGGTGGTTTTGAGCTATATGATCAGACAGACAATCAAATTGTATATAGTTACGGTGGCGATAATGAGCTTTGGGTTCATACACCGCTTTATTGTCCAAGTCCAAGAGGCGACGGTGATGGTTTTGGGCGATATAATGTTGGTGCTAGATTAGACGAATTATCTTGGGTTCATAACGTACAACCCAATAAAAATACGGAAGGGTGGATATCTTTTGGATATATTCAAATTTCCGGCGCTTATTATGATCAGCCCATTACATTCCACATCACTCAGAGGCAAGGAAGAAGTGGCACTTTAAGTATAACATTCGGTGGGGGTAATAGTACAGATCCGGGATTGTCGAGTTTAGTACAAACTGGCACTTTGTTTGACTGTAAAGTTTCCAAAACCGCCACTAGCACATGGCGTTTATGGATTTATGCAACTGCATGGGATCAGATTGACATAACAAGAGTAGATTATCCCAAATGGTCTAGGCAAGTGGCTAAGATAACCTATGATTCGCAATTCTCAGAAGGAGAGCCAGAGGGTACAAAGGCCATAAGAAGATTTTACCAGAACGCTCAGAATATGTGGTGGGGAACATTAACGTCTGGTTCTATAACGTTGCCGGGTGTTTATACGAAACAGCCTTCAATTACGGTTATTGCTCAACCAGGCTCTGGTTCTTCGTATGTCACAATGATTATTCCAATAAGTTTTCTACTTGATGGAACGGATAGGCAATTTGCGATTACAAACGAATCACAATACGTGACATTCAAGATAAAAAGAAGTGCTCACAATGTAGTGTTGACATATGTTGGTTCTAATGCTTCTGGGGCTATAAAGGAAATTTATTAGGAGGATAAATGGAATGTTTGTATTATTAGACGAAAATGGATATGTACAAAGTTACGCTGTCGTCGGCTCTATTGATGGTGGTATAGAAGTAGATCCCCCGGCAGATATGGAGAGCTTTGAGGCAAACTATAGGGCGTATAGAGTTATCAACAAGAAACTATCCACGAATGACTTAGACTATAAGGCCGCCGAGCATGAACAACTTATTATTAATCTTCGTAGTCGGCGAATGATTGAATGTTTTCCTTACATCAATCGTGGAGAACTGTGGTATAACACGCTTACATCGGCACAGAAAGCAGAGCTAGATACTTGGTATCATGCTTGGCTTGAAGTCACAGAAACATTAGTAGTACCTGAAAAGCCGGATTGGTTAATCTAATCCGGCAATTTTAATCATAGGAGGTATATTTATGGATTTAGCATTTTTACAAGAATACATGGTTCCCGTAATCGTGGGTATTTGTCTTTGCATTGGATATGTGGTTAAGAAATGGATTAATGATGTTGACAACAAGTATATCCCGACAATCTGTGCGGTGGTAGGAATTGTACTTGCTGCTTGGATCAATATGGGTATTACACCTATTGTTCTTCTTCAGGGAATGTTCAGTGGTCTAGCGGCGACTGGTTTACATCAGATGTTTAAGCAGAGAATTGAGGAGGAAGACTAATATGCGGGAAATTCATCAAAATCCGAACTTCGGAACTCATAATACATCACCCAGATATGGGCAGATCAAATACATCGTTATCCACTATGTAGGAGCTACTGGTGGGGCGGAAGCAAATGTAAAGTATTACAATCAGCGGACAACGACAAACGCATCCGCTGATTTTTATGTTGGACATAACGGCGAGATTTGGCAGTATAATCCAGATCCTCAAGCCAGATATTGTTGGGCTGTTGGCGGAAGAAAGCAGTCTAGTTATGGCGGCGAGCTATATGGCATTGCAACTAACGCAAACTGTGTGAATATTGAGATGTGTGTTCGTAATACGAATGGTGATTATTCGGCTTATTCTGACGGTTGGTATTTTGAACAAGCCACTATTGACAGTACGGTTGATTTAACAAGATACCTCATGCAGAAATATGGGATTGATATTAATCATGTTATTAGACATTTCACAGTGAATGGAAAGTATTGCCCCTCGGTGAAGGGATGGATTGCTCCAAGAGGCGGCGAGGATCAGTGGAACGCTTTTAAAGCCCGGATTTCTGGCGGGGCATCCAACACTACACCAGAGCCTGAAAAGCCCGTTTCTGTGGCTCCTGCGGCTTCTGAGACGGTATCTGGGACGATCTATCGTGTCCGTAAGTCTTGGGCAGATGCATCTTCTCAGATCGGTGCGTTCTCTGTTTACGAAAACGCAAAAGCCTACGTAGACGCTCATGAAGGTTACACGGTCTATGATGGAACCGGAAAGGCTCTGTATTCCGGCAAAGGATCCCGGTTTATGGTCTATGTAGACATTAATGATCTAAATATCCGTAAGGGTGCGGGTACAAATTACGCTAAGACTGGTGCTTATACTGGCAAAGGCGTATTTACCATCGTTGAAACAGCCGATGGACAAGGTTCCGACACAGGATGGGGCAAACTCCTATCAGGTGCCGGGTGGATATCTCTCGATTTCGTGACGAGACTCTAATTATCAAAATCCCCCTTGAGACTTTTTCTCTCAAGGGGAGAATAGGAGGATTTGATGAATGCGGAATTAATTCAAGAGATCGGGCGTTTCATCGAGAAAAACTATATAGTTATTGCAATCGTACTAGGTGCTTTTGTTCAGGTGTCGCCAATTAAGATTTATCCGCTAGATTTAGTGAAAAAGATATTGAAGTGGATTGGGGCACAACTAATGATCGACGTTGACAAGAAACTGGACAGCATTGAACACAAGGTGGACGATATGGAATGTGAGTTTGATAAGAAGCGGATTAAGGATCTGCGCTTCGAAATCCTTGACTTCGACAACGCAATCACAAGAAGGAGTTATGGTCGGGAATCGTATGAGCACGTTATGTTTGACATCCATCAAGAATACGAGCAATTACTAGAGAAATATGAAATGAAGAACGGGAAAGTGGATCGGGCGATGAAACGCATAAGTGAAAGCTATGATAAACGCATTGCTGATGATCCGCAATTCTGAGAGGTGTAGTCATGGTAAAAATAAAAGGCACAACAATTACGATGACAAAGGGAGATACTCTTCGATGTCAGGTAACCGCTTTTCGCCGGAACGAAGATGATGAAGAGATACCCTATGTCCCGGTTGATGGCGACAAAATTCGCTTTGCAATGAAGAAGAGTTACAAAGATCAGGTTTGTTACATCAAGAAAGATATTCCTATTGATACGATGGTGTTAGAGATAGAACCAAAAGACACGAAACGTCTATCTACGGGTGAATATGTTTATGACATCCAACTCACATATGGAATCGACGGAGCAATTGATACTTTCATTGCAAATGCTTCGTTCGTGCTACTTGAGGAGGTAGACTAATGGGTCAGGGAGTGCTTTCGGATGATCTTCATCTTGCCGGGGCGCTCACGCTAGAAGAAGGGCTGAAGGGGGAGCTCTCTTCCCACGATGTCCTTGCCGGGAAATTGACGCTGCCAACGGAAGTGAACGGGAGAAATTACAAAACGTTCCTTATGCATGACTGGGACTTCACTGCCGGACTTACAGATCGGGTTCAGGGTTCAAAAGCAACTCTTGGCGGAGATGCTGTAAAGTTGGAGGACGGAGTTCATTTTAAGACGCATAAAGATTTCATGACTCTTGATATCACTTACGAATACAACAGAACCTATGTCATTGACTTTGGGGAAATGAGACGTAGAGCAAATACAGATCAACATGGCAGGGTGTTTATGCCTATGCCGGATATGGGTGTCATGTTTCGCATGACAGAGGAATGGCTAATTTGGGGGCAAGATTCCGCCGGGAAGAAACAGTGGTGCTCTCCCACTGGCCTAAAGGATCCAGATGTATTTGCAAACAGATCTATGAAGATCTTTGTGGATATCAATGGGGCAATCTCTGTTTATCTGGATCAAGAGCCATTCTTTTCCACCGATTTGGCCATTCCAAAATCTGGAAGTATCTCTATAGGTTCAGGTGCATGGCAGAGTTTCTTTCTGATGACCATTCGTGGCTTCCGGGAATATTATGGATTTTTTGAAGGATAATAATCGTATGATAGGTAATATCATCGGAAAGGAGTAAGACTTGGTTGAAGTAATTCTAAACACTCAAGATTGGAACACTAATGCCCCGCAAATGTATATGTACAACCGGGGACAAGAGCTTCATATCATCGGCGATCTACCCGAGAATTGTGAAGCTCATTTCAGTTTTACGGATAACTATAATGACCGTACAAGTGATAGACCGATTACAAAGACAGAAGATGGCGGCATTGTTGAAATCCCGAACGTGATGTTTCAAGCAGACAACCTTCTGTCTCATAAGAAATATAAGTTTTATATTTTCCTATATGATCTTGAAGATGAAGATTCGGCGCATACTTTCCACAGAATTAATGTCCCGGTTTTGGAAAGACCATTGCCGGACGGTTATGTTCCAGATGCCGAACTTCCAGATTTCATTCAGAAGATAAATGATTTAACGATCAGACTTGACGAAGCAGAGCAACGTTTGGCGGCAATAAGTGAACTTGTTCGTGACAACTTAGTCTACTACGAACAAGAGGAGGTGACACCATGAGCGAGATCGTAAAACGTTTAACAGACACAGACGGTAATGTTATTATTCCTATCACTAAAGCGGCTAATGTTGAAACATCGGACAAAAGCAATGTTCAAGCAAAGCTTAACCAGTTAAATAATAGACTTACATCTGTTAATACAGATATTACAAATATAAATGAAAAGATAGATCAAAAATCGGCGGCGATTGACGAGCAACTTACATCTCTGGACGATAAGATTGACCGACAAGTTGACGCTATCAACAATTCCATTACCCAGAAAGAAACTGCTCTTAACAACACTATTGCGCAGAAAGAGAATGCTGTTAATCAGAAAATTGATGGTGTTAAGCAAGATGTTTCTGAGCTAAGTGCTCATGTAGATAATGAGGTCTCCCGCATTGATCAGACAATGGAATCCTTCTCCTCTTCTATCGACGATCTCGATGCAAAAGTTGACAGAGAGGTTGAGACTTTAAACTCTACAATCACGGAAGCAGTTAACGATCTTAACACGGCTATTGATGAAAAGGCGGCGGAGCTTACAGAAAGAATTGATGGTGTCAGTGCTTCTGTTGATGACTTAGAGGAAAAAGTGGATGAGCTAATCGAGCACCCGGAATTTGAGCTTGGTGATCGTATTGCTAAAGGAACTGGGGAATTATCAATTCTTTTGGGTAATATCTCTGAAAACAACGCTTCTGGCATGAACTCTATCGCAGAGGGGAATGCCACCATTGCGTCAAATAAATCACAACATGTGTTCGGCGAATTTAATGATCCAGATCCCTCAGAAAATTCGGCGAATATCCGAGGCGAATACGTAGAGATCGTTGGTAACGGTACTGCTGATGATGCTAGAAGCAATGCTCGTACTCTCGATTGGTCTGGAAATGAAACTCTTGCCGGAAAGCTTACTGTCGGTGCGGATCCTACCGAGAACATGGATGTAACAACTAAACAATATGTTGACAACGGACTGTCAACGAAAGCCAATGCATCTGACTTAGCTGCAAAGGCAAATGCTTCTGATCTAACTTTAAAAGTTGACAAACCAACCGCTTCTCCTAACGGAACATCCGGGCAATTTCTTAAGACTAACGGAGACGGTACTACTACATGGGCAGATGTATCTACTGCTACTGATGCTCAGGTGGAAAATGCTGTTGGAGATTGGTTAACTGGTCATCCCGAAGCGACCACCACGGTTCAGGACGGAGCTATTACAAAGGCAAAACTGGACTCCAATCTTCAGTCGAAAGTAGACGATGTCGATAACTTAAAGAGCGATTTAAGTATCCTTGTAATCAACGAAATAATAACCGTTCCAACGTCAACATCGTATCATGCGTTTGCTTTTGTGTCTAATCATACTTATAGACTAGTTAATAACACGACAAGCAGTATGAACGCATATACTTTCACGGAAGCAAATTCGTCTGGTGCGGTCGTCGAAACCATCATGCAGAATTGGGTGGCGAATGAAGTCATAATGTTTACACCTACACAGAACGCGCCTGCTTTCCGTATATATGCAAATGCCAGTGGAACCGTTACAATAGAGGATATTTCGGTCGGCGTTCCCAAGCTGGAAGTAGATGTTTCCGAACTACAAGAAAAGTCCAGTAGAACTGTGTTCACTGACGGTGTAAGACAGGTTACGGAAGCAAATACGACTTTCTTTTCACAAAGCGCAAACTTATTTAACAAAGAAACTGTGCTTGATAACTATAACCTTACACAGAACGGCTCCGATTTTTATGAGGCAACTGGTTATATGGTGACAGAGGAATACATTGATGTCCGCAATCTGAATAGCATAAAAGCATTGTCAATTTCTAACGGCACTGTTGTAGCCGCTTCTATCCAATATGTATTGTACGATGCTAATAAAACGGCATTAAATAAGCGCACAGTTACAAATGCCGTACTTGATACCAGCAATGCAAGCTATTTAAGGTTCGGGACATCACTTGGTCAAAAAGACGTACTGATGATTGTTCCCGGAGACACCGACGTGGCAGAATATATTCCATATGGATTTACATTCGATTATGCCGAAGAAAATGAAGCGACACTTGTAAAAATCAATCCAACGGATGATGTCATTCAGAAGCTGTTGGATAACAAAGGGAAAGACATTTATTTCAGCGCCGGGGATTATGACATAATCGCACAGTATGAAGCACATTTTGGAAGTAATTACTTCACGAATTATACGTATTACACAAGCGGTGGTGATAACCTTGGTGCGGGATTGCCTATATACAGAGGCACAAAAGTAACATTCTCACAAGGTGCTGTTTTTACAGCTAATTACACAGGAAGTAATAACCTTGTAAGGACTAACTTTTCCGCTTTTTGGTTACAAAGTGATGTAATTGTTGATGGTTTAAGATTATCGGTGACGGGCATAAGGAACTGCATTCATGATGATTTTGATAATACCTATAATGGTACTACGATCATTAAAAACTGCCATCTGACAGGGGATACCAACATCATTGCAGGCGGTCTTGGGGTACACGAAACAGTCATTATTGAGAATTGCTATATCGAGAGAACAAGCGGATCTGCGACTTATGACTTTTCCTATCACAACAATGGCAATGAAGGCGCACAAAGCACTATAGTTGTTAAAGACAATTACCTTGCAAGGGGATTCAGCGTGAGATGGTATGGTGCAAGCACTCTTTTGACGGATGTACTTGTTAGCAATAATAGCATGATGAATGATGTTGACATACGCGCAGAGAACTCAACTGCAACAATCGAAAACATCAATCTTAAATCATGGAACAACGAAATAAGAACAGCATAAGTATGTAATTCAAAGCATACCGTGAAGGAGATACTATGCCAGAATATGTAGGATGGGCACTAATGATAGTATTTATGATATGCTTGTTTCTAAATGCTTTATTTCACCCTAGATGATTTAAAAGTAAGGTTTTCGGAAAAGGGAGAGGTTCGATTCCTCTAGCGGCGAATTGCCATTTTGCAAGGCGCAAGGTAAGTCATAGGATGAAGGTTCGATTCCTTCCGCCTTATAATTTAAAGCACCAATTTAAGGGATCTGAGGGCTGTGACAACACCATCCCTCTCTCCGCTTTTATTACGACTGAATAGAGTATATATTACAAGCAAATAGTAGCAGATGAACGCCAACAACATCTATAAATAAACGGTGGTTGCGCTGATACGCCACAAGAGAGCTATCCGGCATTGCGGGATGTCGTAGGAAGTGTGTACAACTTCTTCCCGCAACTTATTTTAAAAATAAAGTATGATAGACTTATAACTATAACGGTGACATAATAAAGCCGGGGCGTTTCCTCCCCGGCTTGTAATTTTACAAATATCTTTGATAGTTGTTTTTTACATTATTTTCTTCGATGTATACATACGACATTGTTGTGTCGAGCTTTTCGTGGCCTAATAGATGAGCTACCTCTTGTATACTCATTCCATGGTCAATTAAATTTGTTGCCATGGTTTTTCTGAAACGATGTGGATGAACTTTTTCAACACCAGCAAGACAAGCAAGCTTTGATAGATTGCGTCTGATTGATCCGGGTTTTAACCTCGTATTGATACGTGACAGAAATAGTGGCTCTAAGTTATCTTTGCGACTGTCAAGATATCTTCGGAGCAACAGTGCTGTCACATCATCGAAGTAGATGATGCGTTCCTTGTTTCCTTTTCCTAACACAACGCCCTCTCTCTTTTCGAGGTTGATACTGTTACGATTGAGTGAACATACTTCGCTAATTCTACATCCGGTAGCTAACATGAAGCGCATGATTGCGCTATCTCTCTGATTGAAGCAATTCTCTTGAAGCTGTGTTAGCTCTACATTGGATAGAGGCTTTCGAACAACCTTCTTATGTTTGATTTTCGAAAGGTTTAGACACGGATTCCTTTCGATAAGCCCCTCTTTGTAAAGCCAATTAAAAAGAGAGGAGAAGATACTTCTTTCCCCGTCCAGTGTGCTGTCTTGAACACCTCTGCTCTTTTCGGCGGAGAAATATTGGCGTATGTGATAAACTGTAATTTTATCAATCGGTATCTTGGTATATTTTAATAGTTTTTTCACTATGTAATCATACCTTGCGATTGTTCCATCGGATTTTCCTTCCACCCGTTTTGCAGATAGGAAAGCATCGAATAAGTCGATGTTCATGTCATATTGACGTTCCTGTTCTTCCGCAATGCATTTGTCAATGTTCGTCATGAATACATCTATTGTTCTTTCGACTTGTTCTTTTGTTAAGAAACATTCTAGTTCTTTTTGGAAACATTCTATTATAGTTTGTTTCAAGGCATCAGTCATCGCTTACCTCCAATCTTTATGATGGGTTATAGGCTTCTATGATTGATTCTTCTCTGTCTTTTGCCTGTTTATGATTTCTGAGAGAATCAATTGGAAGATGGTAAGCAACTTGATCTATGAGGTACTTTTCGAAGTACCTCTTTTTTTACGCCTTTATTGACAGATGGTTCGCTTTTGCTTATACTTAACCGCAAGGAGAACGACAGATATGTTTAGTACGGTTATTTGTGGTGCTGTTAGTAGGAAATTACAAGAACTTCGGGTAATATATGATGTGTCAATTGAAGAAGTTGCGTCCGATCTCGGGGTTTCAGCTTCTACTGTGAAGAACATTGAGGCCGGATTAGTTGCGCCTAACGATGAAGTATTATTCTACTATGCAAATAGGTTTGAAACGACTGTTGGGGAAATACTAGACCTTGCCCCGTCATCAAGCAGGGATATTGCGGTAAATTCTGAGATCAATAAAGTGCTGAGAGCATACACGACTCGTCAGAAAGAAAAGATATTGGTTGCCTTGAAAGCTGGCGCTGGCCTTTTAGAATTGTATTAAATTTGTACAATCTGATTCTTGATGTAATCGAAGTGATGTAAGATTGATGTAGGGGTTTGACGATGGCTAAACCTCCATTCTATAAGGGTTTGCGGTGTTTGTTCACTTTCAAGTCCCATTTCCCGCAGTATTAAAGTCGCCTAAAATCAGGGTTTTCGCTCTGATGCAAGGGTGATGTAACCACTTTGTGGTATAATTCCTTTTAGTGCCTCATCTACGAGCAAAGATTTGTCTCTGCCGGACTTGCGTGACCAGAGATAATACTTGTGAGTGGTTGAGGCATCTTCATGTCCTAACATCTTCTGGATATCCTCAATCGTGAAAAGCTGCGACTCGTTCAGGATGGACGCATATGTCTTCCTGATGCAGTGACAGCTTCTTTGTATAATCCCAAGCTCCTTGCAAATCTCTCTCATCCGGCGGTTTACAGCGTCTTTGTGGATCCGAACACCGTCCTTGACGAACAGATCGTCTCCTTTGCTAACCGTTGCCGCAATGATTTTCACTAAGCTCTTCGCCCCGGCACTAAGTGGAATTTCCCGGCGATCTCTTCCTTTCTTTAGGTAATCGACCGTTCGGTAGCCATCTCTATGATTTTTTCCTTGATCGTCCATGCTTGTGTTTGCCACTTCCTGTCTCTGCACTACGAGAACATCTTCTTTAAAGTCCGAGATTTTAAGGGAAACAAGCTCTCCTACTCTAAGTCCCAAACTGAAGTTCAGGACAATTGCAAGGTAAGCGACTAGCCCGGTTTCCCGGTACTTCGAAAAACACAAGTCTGTGATCTTTTCGACTTCCTCGTCCGTAAAGAACTCTTTTTCTTCTGGTCTGCTATCAGAACCGTAGACGCTCCGTGAGATCCCGTGAACTTGTCTCGCCGGGTTTGAAGTGATAATCCGGCTGTCGACTGCATAATCGAACAGGCCATTGATAACGCCTTTCAATGTCATGGCTCTCTTCTTGGTCAATCCGTATTCCCGGATCTTCTCGGCGTACCATTGCTTAATATCGGGTGGATAGATCTTTCGAACGTCTATCTGTGTGATCTTCTCTCCGGCATAATACTTGTTCCAGAGGAATTCATCGTAGATTACCGTTTGTCCATCCACGGAAGCTTTTCTCATGGCAATCCATTTCGGGTAGATGTTCTCTAGTGTTGGAACGTCTTTCTGCTTCTTCACATCCCCGCCAAGTTCGTATTCCATGAGCAGTTGTATGAGCCCCTCTTCGGAAGTCGATGACTTTTGTCTCCTCACCCCCTCTCGATCATAGAAGTTACAATAGTACTTGCCCCTTCTATCTAAGCTGATTTTGTATTTTTTTAGTACAATATCACGCAGATTTCTCATAATGATCTCTACGCCATCGTCAACCGATACATCACTGCCGATTATACCACGGTCAAGACCGAAAGCATAGAGGATCATTTTCTTTTGGATCGTCATTCCTTCCCTTTCGGCAGTTTTTCTTCATCAATCTGCCAATCGGAATTCCATGCCCAAGCACAGTAACCCATACCGTCCGAATTGTCGATCTCGTCTGGGTAGGCCATAGCCATGATTCTGCCCCACTCCCGGAAAGTAAAGTAAAGAACGGTGCCATCATTTAGTAGTGGAACACCATGTTTATAGTTTTGGTGAACTTCGCCGGAAAAGTGGTAGCCATTCTCTTTTAAAGCATCGGCTACAATCTTCATGCGTTCATAGTAATCAATATAGTTGTTTACTTCGTAATCGTCGTTCCATCCAACCCAGTCGGAGACATATATTTTTTCACTCATATTATGCCCTCCAATTATCCAAGATTACCTCAACGGCTTCATCGAAGGCATCAATGATCCGATTTGCCCGGTAATTATCTCCGTCACTATGCAATTCGCTGTACACAACGTCCATAAATTCTTCCCTGACCTCTTCAAGTTCTTTCGGCGTCATCATGATTCTCCTCCCCGAGGTAACCCGTTTAGATTATACCAGTTAAGAATGTCTCTCACTTGTCTCCCGATCTTGTAACCATTTAAATCAGAATATGTGATGTACCTTTCTTTCGTAATTGGATCCAGAATTCGAACTCCTTCTTTTGTTGGCTCAATTACAAGCGCTTTATGTCCATCCTTCGCAATCAGTTCTGTCCCGGTAACAGGCTTCTTAGCTTCGACGTTGTTCTGCCCTTTGATAATGTCGCAAGCATAATCATCAAGAACAAGAGTATTGAATCCTTCGATCCTATATAAAGTTCTTCTGTCCGTCTTAATAACCTCGCCGATCTTAATGGTTAAAGTGTCTCCTACATTCATTCTTTATTCACCCCTCTTTTCGAACATTGGTTTATTCCATGAAGTAGATGACATATATGTCCCTTTTGTAAAAACATATTCTTCATCATCTGCAACGCTTAAATATTTTTTCATATGCTTTGCTTCTTTTGTGTGCGATGTTTCGTGCTCTAAGTGATAAGAAATCCATTCCTTAATTTCTGCACCAAGAAACACCGTTCCCACAGGATAACTCAGGATATTTTTCATTCGCCTTTCATCCTCTTTTCTGACTATTCAAACATCGGACAAATTTCGTTTTTATCTCTCAATGGTACTTTCGAAGCATCCAGTACTGTTCGTAATTTGACACTCATCATACTCATGCACCTTAAACGCATCTTCCGGGTAATACATGCATAAGTCATGTTCACAATCATAATGTATGCAATTGCCGCAACATTCTTCCATTTTTTCACCTCCTTAAATGGTTCTTTAAATAGGTCAATCATCTTTTTCTGACTTGGCACATATTTTCCCAACAATATACCCGCACATAAAGATTACATTTCCAATCGCTAAATATATCATGCACATTCTATACGACCTACTTTAGATTATATGTTTGCTTTAGAGTACAATCTTTTTTGGCTTTTGCGGAAGAATGCGTTTACCGCAATATTGGCACTTATCTTCGTGATAGTATCCACGTTTGCCGCAATACGGGCAAGCCGCACCTTCTGCTATTGTTCCCTTCCAGATTGTTTTCCATGTGGGTATGGCATCGTTCTTCATTCTGTCACCTGTGCTTTGGGTTGCTTTATGTTTGGACAGTTATCACCTTTGCTTTGTGTTTTGCGTTCTGCTTCTATTCGCCACTCAAGATACCTTAACACGCCATTCAACGTAGCTATAACGTCTTTGTTTTTTTCATCGTAAAAATGATAATTCTTCTTCATAGTGTTTTTTCTGATAATTTTATAAATACCAAAGGTGAGGCACGACCTCCAATCCGCTCGCTCCGATTGCACTGCGGCGTAAGGACAGTTCACGTTGTTCTTCCCCTGTGCCCGCCGCCTGTGAGGACTTGAACCTCTAGTCAGTCCCCTTGGTAAATGGTGTTTTAAATGCGGATGGACTTTCTCCATTAGGACAGCCGCCAATTAAACCCTATCCATCTATTGATAGTGAAACCGCAATATGTACTATTATGTGATGCATTAAGTTAATTTGTGAACGATTTCCATCGCAACAAGCAACGCAGATTTCCACCCTCGAATGTACTCATCATTTTCACTAATCGCTTTGTCTGCATCATTAAAATACTCTTCGAGTTCTTTAATTGCTTCTTCTTTCGTCATGCTAATCGTTCCTTCGGTGTGGTGCTTTTAAGTTATTTGTACCCACTTTCTAATTGTTTCGTACAGTTCTTTGGTAATTTGCAGTAGTAGTATTCCTAGCCATTTCGGGATTTGAAATAGCACTTTTTCGCCTTTGACCAAATAATACTGATCGGCGATCCCCCTTGTGTTATGCCATACGCTAAACTTCCACATCATATAAACCCCGCCTGTTCCGCTTTGTACTTTGCAAGCAGATCTTCGGCTATTTTAATGGCCCGGTCTTTGTCGTTCGCCATCGGATGCACAGTGTATTCAAGGTTACTCATGTTTGGCGGTACTTTAAACACGGTGTTTGCATCAGTATAAGCACTATATGTATTTCTAACCACATCTGGTTTCTTGTCGGAATAGAAATATACGTTCCACAGTGGCCTTTCGTATCCAGTGAATTCGTCAAGATTCCACGTCTCCGTCTTTGCTTGATACATATCATCGCTGTAAAGCTTTTCTATGACTCTGGCAACCTTGATGTCGAGCGTTGCTCCGACAATGTGATAATCACTGTAATCTCCTCTGGTTACAATGTAGACATTCATTCTACTGGCTCCTCTTTCGTATTTAACCACTCATCAAGCTTCTTCTCACAGTCGTGGCAAAGATTGACTCGAATATATCCATACATGTATGTTGACATTTTCTGAATGTAATAGCTGGGTAGAATTGTGTTCATGTTTGGGTCATAACGAATCTCGGCGCCGCATTTGTCACAGTATGTCTTAATCATTTATTTCCTCCACTGGCCAAAGCTCCGGCAGCTATAATAGCAAGCGAGAGAGCCTGAACATCGTTTGACACAATAGTTCCATTTGAGCCAACCCAAACCATTAATGAACCCCAAAGAAAAACGCATAAGAGCGCATAAAATATATTTACAATCTTATTCATTTGCTCTCCCGTTCCACACATCTGCAAGTACATCTTCGGCAAACACAATGGACTTCTTTTCGTAATAGCCCTCATGCTCTGGTTCCTCCGCCGGGACATAACATTCCGCTTTCGATGTTGCATACATGGTCAGATTGCAATTAAAACATTTAATCGTAGCGTATGTAGCTTCTCTTTCTACCATCTGACCATTTTTAACAAGCTCAACAGTCAAGTTATTCTTCTTTCCGCAAAACGGGCATTCTCTTAACTCTTTCATCTATTCTCCTTATCTTAGTGCGATTAATATGGTTAGTAATGCAATTATCATGGTCATCACAAATATTTCGACATCTATTCTATTCTTCATAGCCATCCATTTTAGCCCCGCAAAACGGGCAATATGCGGACAAAACCTCTTCTCCTTCATAGTTGGCCAATGCGCAGTTGCCACAAGAACTACAAACATATTCGGCAACAGGATCGTAGCCGCCAGTTAGACTTACGTCCCACCCGGAAATATCACTCATCGTTAGTGTTTTCCAATATGCTCTTACCATGTTACTGTTGTAACTCCCTCTTCTTGGTGCACGTTGAAGCCGTGTTTCTTCAAGTCCGTAATAACTTCCGGGATCGGGGGTTGGTTAAACACGGCATATGCATTCCCGGCTTTTGCACGCTCACGGATCGTGCTATATGCTCTCCCTTTGGCACTCTTGACAAACTCTTTTGAGTGTTTTTCCAACATTTTCCGAGCATCCTTGTCGCTAATCGGGCTGGTTGTATCTTCCGGCCAAAAAGCCCACTTAAAAAATGCTACGAACGCCAAAGCTATCAAGGCACATACAAACAATGCAATACATACTTCCAATACAATCATGAAACCACCTCTTCTAGTAAAACATTTCGGTTGATCTCCATTAGTAGGCGATTGATACCGCCCCAATCTGGTTCATCTGGTAATAATGTATTCTTCGCCGCAATCTCAAATTCGGAGCTGTAATAATCGAGAAGTATGTTGAACTCTTTGGTTGGAGTACATCCGTCCTCTTCCAGAAATTCGCCGTTCCGAATTGCCATGAGAAGATCGTGTTCGTCGTAACGATAGGTGTTTATTTCTCCCACATTCAAGATGTCCATACCCATCATATAAAGCCTAAGAAGGTGCATCATGTGTTTTGCAATCTTTCCGTGAGCTTCCGCCTTGTCGTTTCGTGTGCTTTTGCGGTAATCCTTATCTACGTTGATTAGCTCATTGTTCATTCCGATGATTCGGCTTAATTCCATCCCACGAAATGTCATGTTGCAGATTATTTCGTTGTTCTCGTTAAGTTCCGCCGAGAAGTCGTCAGAAAGAACATCTTTGTAACGAAATGCAAATCCGTCCATCAGCTTCTGGATAGACCTACATTCCATGTCGTTTAGATCGTCCTGTGTGCGTCCTTTCTTATTAATAAGGCGATTTAGCTGGCTCTTTGCATAACCACCGAAAGTGTAGACTGCCCTCTTCGAAAGGAATAAATGTCTGTTCTTTACAAGCTTCTCACCAACATCTGTTATTACGACGTAATCTTGACGCCTCAAACCGAGCATCTCAATAACATTTGGGTTGCAGTCGGCGGCAAGTTTTGCAAATTTGCGAAGAGAGTACAGTACGGTATCTGTCTGACCGAACACTTTCTGCTCCCTGTCCTTAGAGATCCCAATCAGTTCATCTGGGCTATTCAGAAATATGCCACGAAGATCTATGTCACTGGTTGCAATATTAGTCCCATAAGAATGGCTGCCACCTAAACCTACAAGAATGAGGCCGGGATAATTCCAGACCTCATCATACTCTTTGTTTTTCAGTTCTTCTAATGCCATAGCTGATACCTCTTACCAATCAGATCCGCCGTTTCATCAGGCATTGGCTTAAAACCAATACATGTAAGCGTTCTACCAACACCATATCTGTCAAATTCTTCTGGTTGAAGTTCTGTAAGGCAATTGTCTTTAATCAAGAAGTAATCGAAATCCTCTTTTAAGCCAAGATCATTTGCCATCTCAACGGCTTTCATAAGTTGATTGCGGTTGTTGGCCTCCAAAATAACCTTAGTAAAGCTTCCGGCAATCCATTCCTCGTATAAGTCCTTGTCAATATCAAATGTCATTACCGTATAGCAATTACCGGGTTTGGGGTATACATTGGGAAATGGCCCAAAAGCGTGGTCTCGTATCATCTTTGACAAGAACGCCATGCTTGCATGGCTCACCTGAGCCGCAAATTTGCCAATTGACATGTCCAAATCCTTCCGGGCTATAATGATCTGCTTATACATGATTACACCCCCGTGCTGCCAAATCCGCCCATTCCACGCTCTGTTTCATCAAGCTCGTCAACCTCTGTTAGTTCGTCTAGCAGATATGGATGGAAGACTACCTGAGCAATTCTATCTCCGTGATGAACCTCGTATGATCTACCAGAATCGTTGTAAAGAGCCACTTTATATTCATCACGGTAGTCACGGTCTGCCACTCCCACGCAATTAGCCGGGCGTAATCCCTTCTTTGTGGCAAGTCCGCTCCTAGCATAGATCGCACCGAAATATCCGGCGGGAGGTACAATTGCGACACCCGTTCCAATCATCCGGCACTCTCCCGGCCAGATCGTAATACTTCCTTCTGGGATACAAGCATATAAATCCCATCCGGCAGAATCCGGGCTTCCTTTTGTAGGAAGTGTTGCATACTCATCAATCTTCTTTACTTTTATCATTATTATCTTCCTTTCTACTCCATATCGGACACCATCCCCAATGAGGTCTATTTGTTTCTAGTGCATCACAAAAATGCAAATCTTCGTCCGAATCATCTCCATTAAACCAGAGACAATTGCCACAATGCCGATCTCTCATTTCCATCCATCCGGGATCACAATATATGTTTTATCAATGTTATATGATGGAGCACTATCTGGTGAGAGATGGATATAGATATCGAAGTCGGAAATATTGTCAACATTCTCACCCACAATCTCTTCTACTCTATCAGATAACTCTTTTGCAATTGTCTTTAATGAAGAAATATAATCATTACGATCAAATATCATCCTCATCCTCCTCTACTGTAACTATTACTGCTTCACCAATGTACTCAATGTCGTTATCAGACTGCATGGTAAAGATATAAGCAATTCCACCTTGCGGAACTTGAACTCCAACAAGATACTTTATATCGTCGCCACAAGGTTTAATCTTAGAGATTGGCCCAAGACAACCGCACCATTTGTGTTTTTCCGTAAACTGTACTACATCGTGGATTTTAAACATTTGTTTCATCCCTCTTCCATGTGATCTTATAATAGCTTATTTGCAGTAGTTCAACTTGATATCCCTTATCTATTAACCTACTTATGGTATGCTGATAGGCGATATAGGTTCGAACTTCCGACCCTCCGTTGTCAACTGTTTGTCTGATAAGCTCATAAATGTTATCCAACTCATTGCGTTCCCGGCGTATCTTGTTTGTACGCTCACGTTTAATGGCTTTGATTGCGCTTATCTCATTACTTGGGAATTCGTCTCTTAACCAAAAGAAAAATATTGTCACTCCGCTTCCAAGCATAAACCACATGGCAACCCATATAATAATCCATATCATCATTCTGATTATATCCATCTAGTATTTATTTTCTCCATAAGGGCAATAAAAATCATTTCCGTCACCGGGCATATCCTTCTCGCATTGACTGAAAAAAATATACTCAACGCTACCATCATCAGAAAGCGCCCGTTTCCAGTGTTTGCAGTTTTTACATCTAACAACCATCTTAATATCTTTCCAGTCGCCACGAAGCGGAAGCATATTAACCATTGCTCTTTGCTCTGGGGTTAGATGGATGCCAAGAAATTCCTCTGCGAACTTACACGGATGATTCTTGTAATACTCGAAATCCTTCTTCATTGAATTGTCCTTTCAGTGGTTTAATTGACCACTTAGTTCGTTCGGAAAGCAACTTTGCAACGGACGGTTTGTACTGTTTGATAAACCTTCCGTTCACGACATAATATTCTAGCTTTTCGTCCGCATTCCACGCATGTAACCATTCAAGATCTGTAAACTGCATCTTATCCATACTAATCCTCAATAAACAGAACACTTGTTCCGCATTCACATGTAACTTCCACATCTCCTTCTTCGTCGGTATGGAACCATTCCGGCTTACAATATCTGCAAAACACCTTTCCGCATTCGTGGCATTTTAAAACCATCCACGTCTTATTTCCACAAACCGGGCAAGTGTTTCCTTCCAGAGGGAACGTAGGATATAAATAATCAATGTAACTCATTTTCCCAGACGTAGAACTCCTTTTGTTCAATATCTTCTGTTCTATATTTTTTTCTCGCCCCGCAATTTGGGCAATAGTTGTAAAGATTGGTCACTTCTTGTTCGATACCCCAAGTGCCATCTTCTCTTCTTTTACTATGAGAACAGCCATAGCGGAAGCCACACTGGCATTCGGCATAGATCATGATATCTCCGGCATACCGACTAAGTTCCCAAACGTGGTCAACTCCTCTTTTCATTTCCTCTCATCCCGCATAAAAGTAATCCGTTTGCAAAGTTAATAGATACGTTTGCTATTAGTAATACAAGCATCATTTTTTCATATACACTCATACGTTTCTTCTAAAAGAGGAGCCTTGTTATCGGCCCCTCCGTTCTCCTACCGAAATTTTTGCTTTAATCATCGTCATCTAATTTATTGAAAATATATCTCCACACAAATGGAGAGATAATTGTCAATGCCCATCCGATAGATGCAAATATTTTAAGTTCATTCATATGAATTATAATCCACTTTAAATCACAATTCGTCTATTTCTTTGCATAAGATATAGAGCATATACGTCCATGCAAAGGGTAAACATAAAAGACATATTGCTAACAGCATATCTTTAAATCTCCTGTATGTGGATTTATAATGTAATCATTCAATCGGGAATTTGACTATTTTATTATTGCACTTTGGACAGTACAAATCAGGCATAAAAGTTGTAACTTCTCGTATTGGCTTATATCTGTCATTCATCTGTTCACCTCTGTAAAGCGGCAAGTAACGCCTTTATGCTCATGGCTACGCTTACTGCCAAATCACTGTTTCAACACGTAGCATTCCAGTTCCTGCAGATGAAGTGAAACCATCATCCGTATTAATCTCCTTTCCCTTCTTTTTCTTCTTTTTCTTCTTTTTCTCAAGAAGTTTTTTTAGTATTCCAGAATGCCTTGCACAATCATTTTTATGCTGTTCACATATCATTGCTTCACGCTCGCAAAAATCACATTCACCCCGACACTTGCGCTCATACTCTTTGCATTTATCCCGTGTTGCACTAATCGCCGCAAACAAGCAGACATTAACAACCGTTAACACTGCAATCACTATCGCAATTATCAAACTCACATCCATTAGCATACACCTCCATATTTGAAATATCTTGATCCCACTTCCCGATAAGGAGATACAGGCCCCATTCCGCTATCGGATTGGTCACTGCCATTCTGCCAAGGAATTCCGCAAAGAAGATTTCTTTGTTTGTAGTATCTCGGATTGCCTTGACACGTAACAACAACTATCCAATCAAAGTTCTTGTCGCTCATTGCCATATCAATCTCCTTTATTACTTTTAAACTCAGAAAATCTTCTTACAAATTGTGCTCCAATCGCATTGCCAGCGATTGCTGTAATTATGAACAAGAACGCCTTAAAAGACCATTCATTCCCGGCGGCGAAATAGAACATATCTGCAATACAGTGCTCAAATCCGGCTAGAATGAAAACCATTACTCCCATAATGACACTAATGATGCTCTTATTGTTGCGGTATCCGCTTACAGCAAGATACATACAAACGCCGCACCCCATAGCTCTTACGAATGTTTCCCATAACGGTTGAGATAATTTTATTGTAATTAGAGTATCTAATGGAGCAATCCATGTGTGACATAACACCCCGGCGATCGTTGCCCCAATTAAGTTGAAATCTAACATCATGCATCCGTCAATAAAGTCTTTTGGTTCTGCCCACGCTACCCATCCCGTGAATAGCCTATAGTTTCTAAGTAATACAGACAATAGGCCAAAAGAGAACAGAAATGCACCGAACACTTTATTGTCAGACATTGAATACACTATTCCGCCAAAACCGATCATCATTCCGGCAAGAACAGCTTTGCTCATCTTTTCCATAGCACGATTTCCCCGCTTCTTACACTTTCCGGCACGTCAATTACTCTCTGGTTAGAACTTCCACGGAGCGGAAGTGTATATGACTTTTTGTCGAGCTCAAATCTTCCGTCAATCAACACATCAACAAAAGGGAGAAGCTTTATGGCATCTTCCGATAGCTCTTCAAGTTTGTATCCCGTCCATACGAAAATTTTGATTGTTGGATATACTTCTTTTACTGATCTTACTAGCCTATACACAAAGTCAACGTTTTCGGGGCAAAGTGGTTCTCCGCCCAAGATGGATAAGTTCCTCTCTACCCCGTTTTCTCTTATAAGCCCAATCACAAAAGTGATCAGATCTTCGTCATTGGCTTCTATTCCTCCGTCATAATCCCAAGTATGTTGATTATGACATCCCGGGCAATGATGCGGACATCCCTGACACCAAAAACTAACACAGACTTTTTGGCCGTTTACAACATCATTTCGAATAATTCCCGCATACTTCATACCTTAGCACCTACTCATGCTTTACTCTTTGCTCGACCTCTTTCTGCTTTCCATAGTTAAAATTATGGTAATCCGTAGAAAGATATCCAGTTACACGGCGAAGTCTTCGAATGTTGTCACTTCCGCACATGGGACAGCAGCCATCAATTTCATCCGTAAATCCACAATTCATACACATATCATTGGGAACGTTTACTGCAAAATATGGAATGTCATGATCCATCGCATAGTTTACAATCTGTTCAAGAGCATCAATGTTGTTCTTGACGCCACCATCAAGTTCTGTATATGTGATACATCCAGCAGATGAATATCCTGTTAGCTGACTTTCAATATCGATTTTTTCGAACGGAGACATCTTCTTCCACACGGGAACGTGCATACTATTAGTAAAGAAATCTCGATCTGAAACATTTGGAATGACACCATATGTTTCCTTAAACTTCTTCATAGCTGTATAACACAGATTTTCGGCGGGGGTAAAATATACGCCAAAATTAAGTTTGTATTCATTCTTAAATTCGGCACAACGATCTTTGAACAGCTTCTCAATCATTTTGGCAACCTCCATACCTTCTTCCGTGGTATGATCCTTGCCAATCAGTATTTGAAGAGTTTCCGCTAACCCAAGCTGACCGATAGCAAGCGTTCCGTGTTTTAAGGCAGATCGAATACCTTCTTCCGGGATATATCCTGCCATCGTATTGTTCTCATACATAAACTGTGCGGCTTCTGGTGGTTGACTGCAAATCCACTCAAAACGCTCAATTAACTGATCTTTTGCTTCATGAATTTTTTGGTCTAAAATATCCATGAAGCAGGAAATAGCCATGTCGCCTTTTGTCCATTCGTATTGCGTAACGCAAATATTTTCTTTGCTTGCTTGAGGTAATTGATCCCACAGCTTTTGTTTTGCCATCATGGCTAAGGTGGGCAGTATGATAGTCACCGGGCAAATGTTTCCACGGCCATCTTTAAGTTGACCAAAACCGTTGATGTCATACCCATTTACTGTCCTACATCCCATCGTCGCCATATAGGTCTTGGGATCGTTTTCATCAAATCCTGCGTTTCCACTCCACTCTACGTTTGCATAATTCGGGTACAGCCTACGGGAAGTAGCCTTTAATGCTAACCTGTATAGATCATAATTCGGAGTTCCAGGTAATCCATTGACTTTCTTCCAATACTGGAAAATGCCGCAAGGAAAGATTGACGTTCTATGAAGTTTCCCAAGCCCTTCAATCAGCACTTCAAGTAACGCTTTGGTAACCATCCTACCTTCTTGAAGCGTACATGTTCCATAGTCTAAGCTTGAAAAAGGCAATTGATTGCCCGACCGACTTTGTAGTGTATTCAGGTTGTGATATAACGCTTCTACCGATTGATGTATTTCTCTCTCAAGCATATCCATGGCATATTGATAAGGTTCTTGATTACTTATATAGAAATCGTCATCAATTGATAATTGACACATCTCATCCTTGCTTTTTGAAGGAGTCTCCTTATTGATGTACTTTAACCCATCAATAAAATGTTTTGCAAAAGACTTTCTGACAAATGGAACCATCGTCCAATCCAAGTGTCCTGCCGCCACGCCGCCGAATTGGTTAAGTGATTGAATTTGCATGATTACAGCAAGTTGCTGAAATGCCGTGCTCACAGACTGTGGTGGTCTGACATCTGTTTGTTTAACCGTAAATCCCGTCTCGAATAAATCATCAAAAGGAATTGTTAAACAATTGTGATCTCCAACTGCATAGCTATCCAGATCATGAGTATAAATCATATTATTCTCGTGATTATTTCTAGCCATCTCAGACATAAGATCATTTAACGCAACATCTTTTGTCACTTCGCTACATGCTGCCCCCATCCTTCCGCCAAACGTTCTTTCGTCCATATTGGCGTTTGCATTTTGTACATCAGAAGCAGATAGCTTTGCCAACACTTTTTTTCTCAGAGAACTCTTTCTTGTTCTGTTTTTATTGCGCTCATCACGATAAATCACGTACAATCTGGCCACGTCTTTTCTGTGGCTACCCATTAGCTTTTCTTCTACCTGATCCTGAATGGTTTCAACTTCTATTGTCTCCGGTGAGTTTTGTTCAATATATTTTGCAATTTCAGACGCCTTTTCTTTTGCCGCCTGAGTGATTTCACCATCGGCGCTAACAAATGCTTTTAAAACGGCGTCTTTAATCTTGTCCCTATCGAAGGGAACTTTTCTTCCGTCTCTCTTTATGACAGAAATTCCCAATTCGTTATCCCTCCTTAGTATATCTACATAATTCCCCGAGTATTTCCATTAATTCCTTCCAATCCTTACAGCGAAGCCCCGTCCAGTCCCGGTTCCAGCCTTTTTCTTCGCCATAACAAATCTTTATATCCGCATTAGATGTCCTTAGATTGTTCGAGTTATCGTCAACGATAATCCCGCCGGACATATCAACAGTTGACTTATCCTCACCACAAAGAGAAGTCAACTCGTAACATTGAATGTCCGTAAGATTATTCGATAGCCAGATCTTCTTTCCTTTTATGTTAGGACTATCTCCAATCGTACAAATTTTCAGATCGTACATCTCTCCTAGCTGTTCAATGAATTGCGGCTCAAAGCTTGGTATTACATCAAGAGCATCGAAGAACCTACCCGTATTAAAATAATTACGCAGAGTATGCCTCGTAAGGAAGAATAATTCTTCAAAATCCCACGTATCTATCTCATCAGGCGAAATATCCTTATATTTGTTGTAAAGAAGATAGTCCTCACGATAAAGCTCACAAACGGCTTTCACCGTATCGGCAATAACGCCATCGAAATCTAAGAAAAGTTTCATATGTTCTCCATAATGAACGACTTACGTTCACCGTTTAACATTGCCATTACATCATCCGCCTCTTTAGTGCCAGCATAGATGTCAACGACTCTTCCGATATACAGCTCCTTCAACCACATGACCAGACTACGATAGTCATCATGATCTCCGTGTACGACTACAGTGATTTGTTTTGCGGGATCCAACGACACGACTCCCGCAAGATTCTTAGCATCTACAACGTGGTTTCCATCAGTTAGATCAACATCACAAGATAGCTTGCTTGCAGCATTTACTATCTTCTTGACATCTTCTAGTGATTTCATATTGATAAGCATTTTCTCCATCAATATTACCTCTGGTTACAAAAATATACGCCTTCGATGAACAACTGTTCATCATCAGTGAGCGGTCTAGTGGCAAAGTAGACAGTTTCTGGAACCGTCCACGATGTCTCACCGTTCAGCACCGCTTGAATGTTGGCATAGACACGTTCGTCCGGCCTAGCTTCATCACGGTAACTCCACACCACAAACTGACCGCTTTCTGAAAGCACTCCGAGGACGGTATCTTCAAATCCCCAATGCTCCACCCTATTGAACACCACTTCAATAACCGCTTGTTGGCAAGCATCGGTTTCGCCGCCGGATTCCAACCACACAACCCGGGCAAGCTCATATAATTCGTCCTCTGTAAGAGTTATTCCCCATCTATTTTGAATTGTCTCTTCTGTGACTTCGCCACTATCATGAACACTTTGCGGCGAAGTAATTATCATGAGAGACACTAAGATAGCAATTATAACTTTCTCAACTATTCCCACACAGCTCCCCTCCACAGGCAGCATAACCGGCAAGATCCACGAAGCTATCACCAGTTCCGCCGCCGTTCTTAATCCGGGAAATTTTGAGCAGAGCCATCATCATTGCAACATCGACAGTAGAAATCTCCCTATTAAGATAGGTGCTCCAAAAGTTGGCAATGATCTGAAAGTTAGATTCTGGCGATCCATAATCTTGCTCTCTTTTCCCCATTACACATGTTTTGGCGGTATCTAATACTTCTTCCCTAGTCATCACTGTCCTCCCACATATTAAATAGTTTGTCTTTTACATCTTCCCACGGGACATCCGTATCTGTTCTGACAAGAACCTCATACCAATGTCTTTGGCAGTTATATGTAGAGCTATTTGCTTTTGCAGAACATGGGTACGGACAGTTGTTACATGGCATCCAATGGGCAATTTCTTTTATAATCGGGGCAATATCATACTTCATTTTTTTCTCCGATGATGAGTTCCTTTGCATATGGAAGCGTCTCAATCCACTTGCAGAACTCTTCCGACCATTCGGACAGTGCGTGGTGCTTTCTAGCATGGTAGATGTTTTTCAGTGTTGCGTAGTTTGCGTCCCAAGTGAACCGATAATTGTATCCCATCGGCATAAGTGCTCTCATTTGGCGGAAGTACTTATAATCCTTTGTTTCATTGTATTTAACCCGAAGCTCGTTGATGCTGTTAATGAGGCTAATCCAAACGCCAGCCAGATCCTTGTCGCCGTCGCAAGTCGTAAAATCATCAATCGTGAAATCTCTCGATGCTCCCTTGTGCTGTAAGCTACCAGAGTTTCTAGTTGTTGCAACCTTGTAGGTGTCAAGTTCGGCATCAAAAAAAACAGGTGCCGTAATGTCGCACTGCACATGGATCATTCTCATAAACTTTCCGTGATCCGTTCCGGCTTTAGAAAGTGTTGACATCAGCTTCAAGTTGTTCTCCCCGGCATGGAAGTAACCCTCATCATCATAGTAGCTATCGTCTCTATCGAAAGACAGCTTAGGATTCCTCATCCCCCTGATAGCTCCCTCAAATCCCCATACTTGTACATTTTCGATCTTCACCATGTCTTGTATTCCTCCGTCTCCAACTGGTGTCTCGCCCAGATGGCGAGCCCTTTCTTCATGTTCGCCTGGTAGTGAATCTTTCCACCGTCATATAAAGAGCAGTTTTTGCATCCAATGAGTGTGCAGCTAAACTCCTGTCTCCATTGTTCACGGCGATTATCATCTACAAACTTCCCGCAAGGAGCCATTCCTTCTTCCATCAGTCAATCCCCTTAATCTTTACGTCAGGAACGGTCAGTGGCATAAAGTCAAGCTCATAAGAATACTTATCAACGCCACACCCACTCAGATCCTCAACGACGTACAGTGTGTACCCATTCAGGTACACAAAATGCTTCTGATATGTTCCATCCGCAAGCTCGCAGATCACCTCTAACTCGTTGCTACTATTGTTCTTCAACGCAAAAGTTCCTGTCAGTTGCAGTAAAACTGTATCTGTTCTTGCATTTACAACGGTCAACCGACGTGTAATGTTAAAAGCATCTGCTTCTTGGCTTAAGTTGTACTTCACCTTATCTGCCTCACGGCACCCGGCAAGGGCAAAGACTACCATCGCAATGATAGTCAGACTAATAATCAGCTTCTTCATAAAATTCCTCCAACTCCTTCTCACATCTCTCAATCTCCCGGTTGCTCTGATACTGACGGTTCTCCTCGCACCAAGAACACCCGCCATGATTACGACACGTCTTATCAATTGACTTACTTCCCGTATATGGTTTCCGTTTCTCTTTTCCGTGTTTAATCGCTTTGTCAAGACTCATGACTAAACTCCGTAATCCCATCTTCTTTGAGCTTCTCTTTTACCCATTTCAGTAAGAAAAGCTCATCCATACAATCATCTAATTTTTCTTCAAGCTCTTCGTTTTCACGTCTGAGCTTGAAGTATCTGGCACTTACCGTATTGGATATGAATGAGTGGATGATGTATCCAAACCCTACAAGAAGAGAAACTGCGCCAATCGCCGCAAAACAATAAATTAATAGCATTGCTCCTCCTACAATATCCATCTAATTGTTGGTTCACCAACAAACCCTTTTTCCCACACATACCAAGCAGTACACATAGTAGTTACCCAAGACTTCCCGGTCTTAGGATTAACCTTTTGGTTTTCTGCCCAAGTTGGTGTTCGCTTTGTGTTGACGTAAATATATTTTGGCGGGTATTGTTTGAAAAATTCCTGTCTCTTAGTTCCTTCAAGGAACTGTATCTTCAAGAAAAACGCCGCCTGACCACCATCTTTGAGTAGTTCCAGACTTTTGCGGATAAACTTCTCGGCCAACATGAATGGTGGATTAGTGATTATCCCGTCAAATTTCTCATCTGTCTGCCAACTTATAAAGTCGTGAACAATCGTTCCCGGATACCCATAATCTTCAATATCAACTCCTACAACTTCACATCCATAACTCTTTATTACATCCGCAATATTCCCCGTTGCGACACAAGGTTCAAGATAACGCCCCCAAGGAATAAGTTCGCCGCAGTGTCTCTTGATGAATTTTCTGACCGCTTCCGGGTTCGTGGTATAGAAATCCTTAGATACTCGTCCATTTGCCGGATTTCCGCCAGCAATATTAGATCCTGTGATACCCATTAAAGCCACCATGAGATAGATGTGTAATACTTTCCGCCAACCATCTGATCTTCAATCCTATAGTCCGCCTTAATAAGCGCTTCGGAGGCATCCGGCGTTAGCTCTCCGCCATAGACACAAGAATACATCCCATTTCGGGCGGCAACTCGAATACATTCTTCAATTTCTTCTAACTGTTTTGTACTAAAGTCGTTATCCTTTGAAAGCTTAAAAGCTTCGGCTGCTTTAATCATGAACTTGCCCCCTTATCTGCTTCGTGAATAAGCATTATATCTTTATACATTTTCTCCCCGAAGATCCTCATATACTTCTCATGAACCTTCTCCGTCTTCCATGTAAACGGAAGCATGTGGTATGCTACAAGCGCCGATGTATACAGCGTATCGTCCCCCATATTGAAGAACAATGTTTCATAAGCGCCAACATTTTCATGATGATAGTAATGGGCGTCTTCGGTTACTTCACCTTTTGCGTTTGTAAAACTACGAACGAATGGTTTACCGATATCATGTAACAATGCCGCCATTCTCACTCGACTGTTGTTTGTTTCATTGCATACGTCATGGTATACCTTCATCAAATGATTACCCAAGGTCTTTGTGTGATGTGAATTACACTGATCATAAGAACAGAAGAAGGAAACAATTGGAAGAATTCCTCCGTATGTAAAAGCCCATTCATTAACAATCCGAATTTCGTCCCATCCCTCAAAATAATATGGCGTCTGAAACTTCTCACGCATATTTCTGATTACCTCTTTGGGGACGTTGCGAGTTCTGCTTTCATTCTGTTTAAGGCATTCGGTATACGGAGTTGCCATGATAATGCATCGTTTCTTACATGCAATTCCTTTGTCTGTTAAAGTTTTTAAGAACTTCCGGCGACGCTTTGAATTCAGATTAGTTGCGTCATAAATTACATTAAGACCATCGGATAAAAGCTTATGTACCCTCTTGTGTAACTCATTGAATACAATTTCGTTCTTTCCTTGTTCATTTTCATCTCCGAACAATTCGAGACGGATACTGTCAGATGAGAGAATAAATGTATTGCTCTCTTTATCCGACAGCTCTTTTGCATAATAACTTTTCCCGCTCCCGGGAAGCCCAACCATCATCGTAAATGTCGGCAAACTCATAACAACCTATCCTTTCAGTCAATCAGACCCGTTGCAAACACAACAACTAGCGCAAGTACAAGGCTCCCCCAAATCGGGGAAAGAACGGCTAACCATGGCCAGTCGATTACTCCACATAGCTTCAAGACGATAAAAGCAATGCTTAAAAGATCCATAAACGTAATACTCACTTTATTTTTCACATCAAAACCCCTCTGCTAATGTCCTAAATGGTTCCCTAGTAATATTCTCTTTTGCCCACCGAAGATAATCGCTGTCACGTTCTTTTACTTCGGGAATTGTCATACCCTTATACTTTCCAAAGTCAATCTTATAATCTTCCAGAGTCGGCTGTGCCACTTCGGTGATAGTTCCCGTTTCTACCTGAGAAAGAATGTCCTTTAGTTCTTGCGGAATGATCCAGTCTATATCTACTCTCGATGAGAGAATGTCACATTCGTGGATTAATTCCTCTGCATAGTTCTTTGGTTCAGGAAGAACAACTTTACTTCTGTTAGATGTAGTCCATTCCCCGGAATGAGCGGCACACATATCTGCAATGAATGTCTTTTCTTCTTGTGTCAAATCATGTTTTACTTCTGTCTTTTTAACCCATTCGGCAGCGAGAACTGGATGGTCGTGAACGGTATAAGCAGACCCATTCCAGCCGCATTTTATGGCATCGTGGAAGAATGGTACGCACCTCATGCAATCCCTCGTGTATGGATTAGCGAACTTCTCCTTGATATGTTTCAGTCGCAGCAAGTGTTCAAGAATCGATGAAAACATATACTCATGATAGATCTGGCCATACTTCTGGCATTGTGTCTTGTTGTGATACTTTCCAGTCGTAGATGACGGCATAGTAAAGATATAGTCCGGGATGTTCTCACACATATCTAGGAAGTAATCCCGAACTCTGTCTGTTTCGAATTTGTCGGCGGCAAGCTTGAATACCGCCCTTTTCAGTTCAGGTGTCATATAAATCTCCTATTTTAAGTATTCTCTTAGGTAATAAGTGAAGTATCCACGGATAAAGAAACCGCTGTACTTCCGATCTTTAACAAAGAACATCGGGATGTCATACCGATGCCAAAGGGTATGAACTTTTGCCCAATAAGCCTTATTGTTGTATTTTGTGTCGTAGTTTCCATTAACCAGATCCTCATAAGAAGCGTTCTCTATGAGCAGAACCTTTCTAGGCGGCGCCAAAGCGAACTCTTTCTCAATCCGATCTCTTTCTTGGGTTAGATTACCACTTAGCTCTTCCAAACTGCCTTTCCGCTCAATCATGATCTCGTTATCAAAATATAGATCCCTCTGAATGGAAAGCTCTGGATTTTCTGGGACAAAGAACGAGTAATCCCCATAATCCAGAGCCTTCTTTTTCCACGGAATTCCGGCTTTGTCGAAGTAGTTTGTTATGTGATCGTTAACTTGTTCTCTCGTATCAACGAGAATTGTCATGGAACGGATAATATCATCGAATTCCCGTTCGGTATATTTATATCTACTCAAACCAAAGCATCGTCTCCTTATAAATCATAAATTTTTGTGTAATCTGTAATCCACCAATTAAACTCACCCGGAACATCTTCCCACTCTCCGTTTGCGTTTTTCTTTTGTTTTGGTCTCTTAACACATTGCTTCATGTATAAAACGTCACCATTCTCAAAAGGTAGCTGTTGAAAACTCACCGTATAAGATTTATCCCTCTTGTTCAGCCTAGAATGAACCTTAACCTCGCATGTTCCACCAGTTCTAAGATTGTAAGCCTGAAATTTTGGAGAATATGTAGTGTCGAGTGCAGTAACACAGATATGCCTGTTGTCTTTAATATCTGGGTTAACATAATCGACGTATCCTAAATGGTTAATCTGATATTTCAATCTTTCAGACAAGGAGCATGGTCTAACATCCGAATTTTCCAACAAGTATTTAAGCACCCCCGGAACATACAATCCGTCGAATTTTCCATAAATTATTTTTGTTGCAAACTTATATTGATCTTCTTCCGACACGCAGTATTCCTTGATGAATTTGTTAAAGTTAATTCCGATAACTGTTTTAACTAGCGTCCCATATTCATCTCTTGCGTGCTTATATTTGGGACAGTTTCTCAATGCTTCTTGATAGTCAATATTCTTTAAAGCGCAATAGCCATCGAAATCCATATCCTCAACCCTTGTAATACTTTCATTCTCTGAAAATCTACGAAGAATGTCTTCTGGGATTCCTAGTTTTTGTGCGGCATCCTTCTTAATGCCTTGTTTCCCAGATAACTGCTGGAACATTTCGTTGATGTAAAGAAGCTTGTTTATTTCTCCATATTTCTTAAAAAAGTCAATCTTAATCAATATGTCGATTTGTCTTGAATTAACAGACGTATATTGTTTCATGTAATATAAAATGTCAACAAAATCGTTTAGCGGTTTGTCATACATCTGTGATATCTCATTTGCAACCGCATCTGTCATAAACTTCAAAGATCCAATACCCTTGTAAATTGCGTTTTCTTCTTTGTTGCAATAGTATCCAGCCCTTGAATATCCGAATTCTGGCGGTTTAAATTTAATCCCAAGGCTTTTAGCATAAAGGGTATCTTCACGAGTACGATCTTCTTTGTCTGCTACAATATTAAGCGCCGTTGTTATAAACTCTAACGGATAATATGTCCTCAACCAAGCACACGCATACCCTTCATACGAATACGGCTGCGAATGGTTCAAAGAAAACAAATACGAACTAGCATCTTCAATGACCTGAATAAAAGCAACAATGTCTTTTTCAGACTTTTCTTCATCAATCCCGTACATATCCTTCATAGTCTTGATGAAACCAGGTATATAATGTTTTTTATCATCTGTCATATACCCACCGTCTTTTATGATAGGAATATATTTGTCTGTTCCAGTCTTCTTTGCAAATCCACGCCGAACAATATCTGCTTCACCCATTGTAAAACCGCAATATTGATGTAGGAATGAGATTATTTGTTCCTGAAACGTCAGGAATCCAAACGTACTTGATAAGAAATCGTCTATTGGCTTAGAACCAGTTTTCCTTATTACTCCATTTGCCAAGTCGTCCCTATACGAAGCTCCCGCTGGACGTATTGCGCTATTTCCAATAGAAAGGAGTGTCATTCTATCAACATTCTTGTTTACTGTTTTAAACTTTTTTATGTTTTCATCAGATAATAGTTTTTTTATATAGTCACTTCCGACATTACTATTCCACTGAAAGCATTCGATTGTGTTTTCGCGCATTGCATTCCAGACATTTTCATCCGTAATATCAAGATTATCAGGCGTTACTCTCGGGATTCCCGCCAATTTACAGGTTTCATTGATAAGCTCAATGGTATCTAATTTAAGCAAATCGAGCTTCACATAATTAAGGCTATCCACTTCCTTCATGTTGAGCTGACTAACCCTATAATTGGATGTTGCAGTAGAACAAACGCCAATCTTGTCGTTAAATTCAAATCCGCACACAATTGTTCCGCACGGATGGCTCCCAATGGAAACAATAGTTCCCTTTACCAGATCTACATATTTAAAGAGCAACGGATATTTTTCTCGAACACTTTTCGTCCGCTCTTCGCTGTCCATCGCATCACAAATATCCCCTACTTCACTTAACGGGATTCCCAATGCTCTTCCAACATCACGAATAGCACCTTTATCAGCAATTGTGTTAAATGTTATAATGTCTGAGCAATATAATCCATGACGATTAAAAATATAGTTCTTAACATCTTCGATTCTTGACGGCGGGAAGTCTGTGTCGATATCAGAAAGAGAAACTCTTTCCACATTCATAAAACGATCAAAGTTTAGTTTATGCTTAATGCTATCCATTTCTGTTATGCCTAGTAGCCAAGCAATTACACTACCATTGACCGAGCCACGACCATACCCGACCTGAATATCTTGAGTTTTACACCACGAAATAATGTCGTCCATCAATAGCATGAAGTCAATCGCTTGATTATGTACATATGCTTTCATTTCATACTCGATTCTATCAAGATATTCCTGATAGTTCGGATATTTATCGACTCCACGCCATTTAATGCCGTCTTCAATCTTTTTACGAAACGTCTCCTCTGGATTTTGCCAAAGGTGAGGATACTTGTATGATCTGTCGATTGTGAACTCCTCAATCATGTCTGCCAAAACATTTGTGTTGTTAATTGCGGTATGAACAACATCCATAGGAAGAGACTTTTGCTTCTCGTAGGCTTCCACAAGTTCTTCGTAACTCTTAAAGGTAAGATCCCACGCCTGTTCTTCGGCAAAATTCACATTCTTCGCTTTTTGCAATATTGCTCTACCTTCCAAATGCTCATCGTTCAGCGCATGGGTATCAGTTCCGGCAATTAACGGAACACAGATCGACTTGCTAAGCTCGTATAAGTATTTGTTATACTTAATCTGGTCTTCAACCATATGATGCTGTATTTCAAGAAAGCAACGATGTTTGTTGTTCCATAAGAAACTAATAAAGCGATCTCTCGCCGTATCCGTTCCCTTGTTCAGGATTCCACCGAGGCATGCGGTTGACACTATAATATTGTCGGAAGTATTCTCCAATTCTTCCAACGTAATGCGTGGAACATAATAAAAATGACCATCCTGACGATTAAAAGAGTTGGAAACTAAGGTGTTTAACTCCAAAACACCATCATAGTTCTTGGCAATCAGGACGCAATGATAGTTGTCCCTGACCTTTTCATAAAGTGTTTCCGTCACATAAGCCTCGATTCCATGGATATATTTCATTCCAGCTTTCTCGATTTCTTCTTTCTTATGCAACCATGAGAAAACACTGCCGTGTTCAGTAAAACACATTGCTTTCATGCCAAGTTCTTTTGCCCGGGCTATATATTGTTTGTAATCAGTAATACTGTCAACGTTCGTTACACCATTTGAAAACATCGAATGAAGATGGATTACTGTGTAATTCTCTCCCATGGTTTTACCCTCACGTATTTAAACTTTTTCTTTATGATATCAAGATCTTTAGGAATATTAGCAGCGATCATCTCATCGCATTTCTTAGTGCCATCTCCAACGGTGTGTATATATCTTTCATCTGTACATAAACGGCTCATTATGCCGTATGACTCAAGCTTCGCGATGTATTCTTGTTTCTCATCAAGCGACCATTCAGCAAGACATATTTCCCAATTGCTACGTGATCTCGATCCGTCATCCAAAATATGTAATGACAAACCGAAATCATCTAAGAACTGTATTTTTTCGCTTCTACTCATATCTCTAATAGTGGCAAATTCAGAAACTTCTCTTGTGGTCATTCTATAGCTAGCCGTTGCCGAACATTCTTTTCCGTTTATCTTTTTAACGCACGGCGGTTTATACGTTGGCTCTTTTAAATTAATATTCTTTAACGTCTCATATTTGTACATCAAATATTCTTTTTCATCTTCGGCATGACTTTCTATATATACAGGAACATCCTTTGGTATATGACCATCACCAAGCGTTCCAGCAATCACCAACATTCTTTGCTTTTCTGTCAGTTTTATCATGTCTTTAATTGTTCTATTGCTTATCCCGTGTTTTTCACGGAGCCATTTTTCTATCGTTCTTGTTTTGTACCCGTTTTCTTCCGCAATTTCTCTTGCTGTTTTATGTTCAATAACGGCTTTTTGATACAGCCAGTCATAATCTTGATACGGTGCCAAAAAATTCGCATTGTTGTTTCTAATAATACTTTTTGTTAAACCAATCCTTTGCGCTCTTGCCGCCACACCGCCATAGGTTCTTCCAAGTATTGATGCAATCTCAGTAATTGACGAATGATTGTTATATTTTTCTGTCAACAAAGCGTCTTCTTCTGGTGTCCAGTTCTTACCACCCGCCATATGTATCTTCCTCCTGTTCAGGATCTTCTTTATGATAAGAAAGTTCACAATGATCTCTCATTCCGCACATATAATCACAGTAGAACCTATCATACTTTTCTTCCCACTCTGCTTCCGTTTTTATGGCTTTCAATGTATCCTTTGCCCACTTTATAGCTTCTTCGTATTCATCCTTATTCCACGGAATTACGATCTGTCTTTGATCCCTAAACATATTCCATTGCAGATAATCAACACGCTTGTATTGCTCTTTTACGGCCTTAGAATACAGATATAATTGCCGTTTGAATTCTAGGAAGTGAGCCTCGTCCGTCTTGCTAATCTTCCCGCTCTTCAATAACTTTAATGAAGCAGACTTATGGTCAAGGATTGTAATCTCCTTTGTTTCTTTATCCCTAAGCAAAAGATCAATGTATCCTATGAATGGAACTTTGCCTATCTTGAACTCAACCCTTTTCTCAATTCCAAGGATGTCATACTTTTCAAGCATCAAATCTATGTTTTCGAAGTAACTCAGCCCGGCTTGATAATATGATTCCCGGAGATCCTTATATGCGTTATATGGGAATCTTTCGGTAACGTATTCGTCAAAGTGCTCCTTATACCAATCGACAACATCGAACAAAGACAGTTCGCCCTTCTCATATTTCTCATTGCCGACATGAACCAATGTTCCAAACTGCGAGAACGCATTGTCCCTGCTCTCCTCGCAGTCGATGTAATGCATCTTCCATTCCTTTTTGCAGTTATAAAAACTGTTGAGCCGGGAAAAGCTCCAAATCATCTGGTCTATGATAAAGCTATAGTCACTCATCTTCTTCCTCTCTGTATGGTTCCGGCAGAGGACACCACGCAATAGGATCGCAATTATGAACCTTAGCTCCTACTTTCCACCAACAGTTTGGATACACTTCTCCGTAAGACGCTATATAAATTCCCCCTCTTTTACCACAGCAAAGAACCTTTTTCCCACTTTCCGGCAATCTTTTCTTACAAGGGATCCAAATATAATGGATTTCATATTCGCTCATATTTACAACCTAATCCTTTCATCGTATAATTGTTTCCAAATATCCCGTCCTTTGTCACAAGGCGACATCTTCTCATCAAGTAGTTTGTTCTTGTCAATTACGGCATAAACATTTGTGAACCGCCGAAGTAGTGATGTGCAATCTCGGATTTTCTTTAAGCAGACATCCTGATCGAACGCAATCACAACCTCTTTTATCCTTAACCTTAACAGCAACTTTACTTGTTCATCGTTCAACCACGAAGTCTCTGACGCAAGCCAAGCCTTTTCACCCCATCCTTCTACCTTCATTCCAGACTTGATCCCCTCAAAGATAACAACCCTGTTTTGCCGCCGGATTTCAGGCTCATTCTCTTTCATCCCAACAAAGTAATCAACCTTTCCAATTTTGGTATAGTTCATATACTTCTGGATGTTCATTTCTTTGTAGTTCTTAAACCTAGTTCTGCCCTTTACTCCTATTAGATTTCCATCACTGTCATAAACCGGGTAAACAATCCTGTTGCCCCTTTTATCAATCCTAATGCCATACTTTTTCATGATGTCTGGACGAATTCCTTCTTCGACCCATTCTTCTGGGATGTCATCTATAAACTTATCCATCGTGTTTGCCGGAAGAATTTCTCGGACATTGTTTTGAGATTGTTCAATCGCAGATTGTACATTCTGTTTGATTGATTTATAGAAGATAACAGCATCACACTTTTGCAGAGATCCAAGATCAGTTCCTGTCATGTCGCTCACTTTTTGCAACGCATCACGAAAGCTCATTCCCTCAATCTTGGTCATCCATTGAAGAACGGATCCGCCAACACCACAACTTAGGCAATGGAACACATTCTTGGAAGGTGTTATGAACAGTGACGGAGTAATATCTGTGTGCAGCGGACAGTTTGTTGCGTAGGTATCATGCCCCCTCTTTTTGAAATCAAAAGAACGAGAAGCATATTCAAGCAGATCAATATTAGACACAAGCTCGTATAAGCTTTCTCGATCGTATTGCATAACTTCTCGTCCTCTCTTACTTGCCGTCAAACGGCGTTTCGATTATTTTATGTTGTTGTGCTTCCTTGATCCTCATCCGTCCTTGGTCAAAGGCGGCATCTACATACTCGACATCCTTCTCATGAGATGGCCCATTTCTGTTAATCTCAATCGACATCTTAAAGTTCCCACATTCCTGGCCATCCCTAGCTACTTCTTCCGGCGTTTTTTCTTCCCAAACTGCTCTTGCTGTACAGTAGCGATCAATCTTGTCGGAACCAGCAACTGTATTTTCACGACTAAGTTGAACCCCCGCAATCCCGGCAATATCCAACTCCCCGGCGCAATTGTTCTTCAAGAAAGATGTCAGATCTCCCAAGATGTTTGAGTTCATCCCAGAATCCCCGGCATCACACTTAATGTAGTCATAAATGAATACTTCAAGATTCGCCTTATACTTCAAAATTTTTAAAATAGAGTACGTCTCATCCTTTGTTGGAGCCGGAGTGTAGAAATGATAGAACGGTTTCTTCTTTACCCATTCAATTGCCTTACGAACATACTGTTCGTCTTCATGTGTGTAGGCTCCCGTCCTGATCTTGTTTACTGTTAATCCTGTCAGGTTTGCAATGATACGCTCTAAAACCGCCCGGGAAGACATCTCTGTGTCGATGTAACAAACAGGAATGTTCTTTTTCATCATGTCAATGGCAGTATTTTGAAAAAATGCGCTCTTACCCTTTTTCATTCGAGCAGAGAGGACAAACAGCTCTCCTCGCTCATAAGTTACATAGTCATTCAGTGACGGGAAAATCGTTGGAATGCCATAATATCCATTATCCGTCCTTCTGCTCTCGATCTCTCCCCATAACTCATCAACCTTCTCTCCGAAAGTCACGATCTCTTGGCTCGTCAAATATCGTTCCGTCAGTTTACTGATATCTGAGTTCACCTTTACGTTCAGATCATCAAGCTTAATCTCTTCGTCAAAACATTCGGAACCAATTTTGCCAGAAAGGCGGTATAGGTCACGTCTGAAAGCAAGCTCAACCACTCTGTTTGTCAGTAACTTATACTCTTCTAATGTTCCTCTGGCGGCGTAAGAAGCCAATGAAATGAACTCATTCAGGTTGACAATATTATGGTTCTGTATTGTTCTCTTAACTGCGACATTTGAGTTGATCATGTTGGTCAGATTAAGAGCATCGATGTTCTCAACCCCGGCTTTCGTGAGTTCTTGTAACGCCCAATACAAACATCCGTTCTCGATATTGTAGAAGTATCCGGGCTTTAAATAGTCGCTGTGCAAGATAAAGTCAGGATGGTAGAGCAACGTCGCAATGACTCCGGCTTCCGCTTGATTGTCACTCAAGACTGCAATATCTCTCTCCAATAGAAACACCTCCCAGTTCGACTATTCTCCAAAGAACTCTTGAACAGTTGTGCTGTGAGATCATTTCAGGATATCCCCGAACGACTTCTGTTTCGTTGGTTTAAAACTGTAATCTTGAGTTTCTATTTCGTCGATGATTTCGACTTTCGGCTTTGGCGCAGCTTTTTGAGCTTTTCGATCATATTCTTCTTGCCATTCAACATTCTCGGCAACTCTATAAAGCCCTTGTGGATACCGCAAATTCCATTTGTGATCTATACACCAGTTAATCCCATAAAGTAACTTCCCACTGTCAAAACCATGATCAAAAATGATTATGTTGAGCACGCTCCTAAGTGTTGCAAAGACAACATTAGGATTACACTTTGTAGCAAATACATCTATAATTTCCTCAATGTTACGCTTTGTTCTCAGACAATCCGGGTGATAGTAAAAGCCTTTCTTTTCTTCGATTGCTTCTTCAACAGGCATATACTTACTCTTGTGTAAGCACCGCCCGAATCTACACATTACAGTCTTTTCCATTTTAAAAAAGGGCAGGAATTTCACCTGCCCCATTCCCCCTTATCTTTAATTGAAGGGCAATCCTTCGTCTTCTGTTCCAGCTGGAACATTCATCCAACTATCATTGGAATGAGATGGCTGAGAAGTCTGTCCACCCTGATTAGCGTTTTTACTGTCGCAGAACTCAACACGATCTGCAATTACGTCAGTCGTGTAAACTCTCTGTCCATCCTTCTCATAAGAACCAGTCTGAATTCTTCCTTCCAGACCAATCTTTGACCCCTTCTGGAAATACTTTCCAATAAACTCGGCGGTCTTTCCGAAAGCAACGCAGCTAATAAAATCGGCGGTGGGCTGATTACTGTTGGGATCTTTCTTTACATTACGGTCAACTGCAACAGTAAAACGAGCAATCTGAGTTTCTCCGGCAGTTCTAGTGTCTACATCTCTTGATAAACGTCCAATTAATACTACACGATTCATATATTATTCTCCTTCTTACGCCTTAAGCGCCTTTACTTCCTTTAACATTTCAGCGGCCTGAGCCGGATCCTTCACTGCTTTCGGGTTCCCGTTTGCAGAATACTTCTTAAGTGTTGCCATCAGGTCTGCATTCTTGGTGCCACCAAGCTCATTACAAAGATTGATGATCTCAGCATGGATAGCATCGAGATTAGATGTAACTGCCGTGGCTTCCACTTTATTTCGGTCAATAGGTGTATAAGTGTCACCACTATTCGCCCACTTAATGATCTTTACCCCGTCCTTTTCATCAAGAACCTTCGGCCCAAGATTCTCAAATAAATGTGTATTATCCTTTTCAACTTCAGCGGCGTTAGTTTTCTGATCGAGAAGGAATGTGCAAGTAAATTCGTACTCAAACCCATCTCTCTGCTTCGCACCTACACCAAGTTTCTGAACTGTTGCCTTACCACGATCGTCTTTTACCATCTCATACTGATCTTTACCTCTCATCGTTGCAATTACATGGATTGGACTATCTGCAATTGCATTAATGAACCTCTGATGGCGAGGGGTTATGGACTTCCAATTCTGATACTGTCCGCCAGCTTGCTGATGTAGCTCAAGACAACCACCTTTTCCTTCCCATTCATGAGATGAGGAATCGATGATGAGAATTCCGTATCCTTCCTGAACCGCAAAGTCGATCAATTCAACATACTTTTCCGGGTTATGCGGAGCTTCGATGTCTACAATGTCGTAGTTAAACTCATTTGCGTAATAATAACCACGCTTGGCTTCTGTGTTCGCCAGAAGAATACGAGCTTCCTTTCCAGTCTGCTTCTTAATCTCATCCGCCATGCCAGTTGCAAGACGAAGAGAAGTATAGGTCTTTCCGCCGCCGGATGGAGCCATAAGCGCAATCTTCACAAAAATCTGTTCTCTTACTGCTTTCTTTACCTGAAAAGCCAATTCCTTTTCCTCCTATAATATATAAGTGATATCTATATAAATGACATTTCGTCAGAAAGTTGGAAGTGCATCAACTATATTCGTACTATCCACTCGCAATCGAGCCACCGTATCATATAACCTTCTTTAATCCTGTAAATTCTCGGGGTGATATTGAATAAGAACCCTTTAATTCTTTGTAGCATCTCCAATAACCTCATAGGCATCTTTGGCGGCTAAGTAATGCTCTGCAAGTAGTTTTTCGAGGTGCTCCACCGTCTTTTTAAGAAGGGAAATTGCTCTCTCATAACACTTGGCAGATTGCATATGATAACGGTAATCAGCCTTTGCGGTGGCAAGCTCCTTGCCAAAATCGACACTAAATGTGTCAACGTCCATGCACTTTGCAACGCCGACCATCTTATATTCTTCGCCCCATCCAAACGGAGCTGTTCTGTTGTTGGCTTCGTACATTGCTCTATCAGCAACAACACCAATGCTTGTTTTGCAATCCATATATTCAGTATAAAGGTTTCCACGTTCAGGAAACAGGATTGCGGCAACTGTCTTCTTCTCAGGATTCACTGATATCTTCGGATTTCTCGGCTTTCTTATCATCTTTCTTTCCTTTCTCTCTTGTTTTAATAAATGGATCTTCAAAAGGGCGTTTCATGAGACGCTCATATAGGCGATCCTTCTGAAACTGGCTCTTTTTCTCTACCACACTACGTATTCCTCTACACAATTTTTCGTCATTCGACAATTCCTTCTTCATCAACTGCCTCCTCTTCACTAAGATCATCTATATTTAACAAAGACTCAAGGTAGTCAGCATCTCCGTCATGATATTTAATGAGATACTCATTAGAAACTGCCTTAAATGACTTTGTAGCATCTTTGTTTCTGAATACTACGCCCTCTCTCATTCCGCCGTCGATTACACTAGGATCTCCGGCAGCATAATTGAGGACTTCTCTTACAGTGTCTGGTAAAGTAATATCCACACCGACAACTGGAACACAAGGGATATTGTATTTCTTAAGTTCTTCTGTCATCTCGATTGGATTAAAACGCTTACGTGTTCCATCCATGTAACCGTAGATCAGATTGAAAGCTCTAAAATCTATATCTGGAATGTATTTTCTTGACATGATCTTGTAACCGAACGTTTCACCCTGAATAGTTACAAAGCTAAGTTCAGGATGTTTTTCAAGGATGTCTTTCAGAACATTTTCGGCGTTGTACTTAATCGCCATCTTCCAATATACATTCTCGTCATAATAACATTTTCTGTCCGGCGTCCTCATTACTACGTTCCGGGAACAGACACGGAAATCAAACTTCCGGCCACTTCGTTTCATCGTGAACGTGGTTGACGTTCCATCTATCTTTTCCGTTGCAATCCACTTAGTCGCTTTGTCAGTTAAAATCTGAGGACAATTTTGGATCCTCTCCTCGTCGGTTTTACTAACCCAATCAGGCCAACCCTTCTTCCGATCCTTCTTTCTACCAAAGAAAACAAAAAGGAGCTTTCTTCCCCACTCTCTCTTCATTAACCATCGAAAAGGCTGATGTTTTAACAGCTTTCCATTTCTACGAGCCATGAGATTATACTTGTCAGGCGACGCCGCTTTTCGCTTTCTGTCCACTACATTATAGTAGGTAATCCCAATGACTTTTGTCATGTCGTCACCTTCACTATATTCTTCGCCGTTTGCCATGATAACTCGACTGCCATCAGGATATTCAACAACTTCATATCCAAAATCTTTGGGGGACATAAGAAGTCCCTGAGAGAGAACGGTTCCCTTGCAGAGCTTTTGTGTTTTTACTTTATAGCCATATTTTTCCATGAAAGCGAACGGTTCAGTCGCCGGGACTAATGAGTCAATCTCGATGTAGATCCCAAGATCGCCGGGCTTAAACTGTCCTTTTGATGTAACAGTTGTCCATCCAAGGACGTGAGTTAACTCAATCCTGTCATATCCGGGAATTGATTCTATCTCACCGACTATTACTACATGTGCTAATTTTCTCTCCTCTTCCACTTTAGTCCTCCTTTTTAACGGCAACTATCATCTGATAAAGCTTTGCCAATTCCAGAACCTCGTCAATTCTATCCTTGTAGTTTTCATAGAGAACTTTAAATCGTTCTAGTTCTTCTGGTGTTACGTTATCATTCATCTCATTCGTATAGAGCTAAAAGCTCTTTCTGCCTTTCCGTTGCAAGCTTGATTGCTTCCTGTTCTGTTTTTGCTCGAACAAAGATCGTTCCCTCAAAAGAATAGTCTTCGTTACACCAATTTGGATCTTCTTGTCTAATCTCTCTGACTCGCAACCTGTCGAATTGCACGCAATATAACAACTTTTTGTCTTCGAATTCGGCCAGATCCTCTGTGTCAAATTCTTCTACATATCCCTTGTAGTACTTTGCAAGGATGTTAGCCCTTTTCTTTTCTGTTCTAACTGCTACAACTTCACGATCCGAATATTCTCCACGTTCTACAACATATACTTTCATTTTTCTCCTTTATGACGACCATGGGAGGAATCGAACCTACCGATTTCCGCCTTTCGTGGCGGCGCCTTAACCTCTTGGCTACATGGTCTGTGCCCTCGTCGGGCAAGTTCTGCTAAGACATTGCGCAATGTTCGCAGTTTCTGTTGCTTGATCAGGACAACATACACTGCTAACTGCCCCTGTTCGATTCGGACGAACGCATACAGGAGTCAAAGTCCTGGGCCTTACCGCTTGGCTAAGGGGCAATGGTGAGTTTAAGGTCGCTCAACCGCACATCCCGCATGTTTGGCCTGACGTTTCGCCTAGATCCTTTCATTACAGTTTGCGCATACCATAACTAATCAGTCCTATATCTGCTACTTTGTCACTGGGCTTGCGGATATTTGCTCTCAGCCCCGCATCGGAACGACAAGATTTGCACTTGTGCCTCTGGTGGTATGGGCGAACCATTGCCCCCAGTGTCTTAGTCTACTTGACCACATTCCGATATGCACCATATCCCCAAAGGTGCGCCCTACTTCCGCATTGCCAGACCGCTGCGTTTTCAGATTTCTCACTCGACTGGCTTTCTGGATGCCAACAGGAGGAGGATTCGTCTTACCTCTCGCGTCATTTACACGAACGTCATGTAAATAGGTTGAGGCTTTCAGGAGACTGCAAGCCTATCTGGTTTAACGTGGGAAGATACCACGGCATTGGAACGGCAGGAATCGAACCTGCATCGGGGCTTCCTCGGCCGCCATATTCCCTGCTCTACCATTGAGCTACGTTCTAAGAAGTTCTGCCGTTATGTTTAACTCGGGACGGCTGAACGAGTTCGCCCGATCCTTTATTCCTTTTTGAGTGGTGATGAATAAATGGTAAGAACGTCCACCACGAGCCGCCAAAGGGACTTGAACCCATAACCTACGCATTACAGGTGCGTTGCGCTGCCATTGCGCTATGACGGCAAATGCGAGAGAAGGGAGTCGAACCCCTCGCAACCACTTTATAAGAATGGCCCCATCCCCGCTTGGGTACTCTCGCAAAAATAAGGTTATTATTGTTCTGAATTTATATTTAACACCCTTTCGATTGTACAATCGACATCCATACGTATATTCATGTTTTGATTGTTTTTGGCCTTATCGTGGCGAATTTTTATTGATGTATTCGGCGCTTCTTCAACCGGTATCATGTATGCCTCTTTAAAATGTATCGAATACAAAACAAAATAATCTATTTCATTTTTTGTATAATAACTTACCACATTTCTTTTCCTATTAATTCTTGTTTTTTTAATGTTAAATACTGTAACTTTATTATTGGTATCGGCGGATGTTTTGATTTGTACCTTATAAAGAGAACCATTAACGTCTATAATAATGTCATAAGGTGAATTGTCTCCAAACGGAATAGATACTGTAATCCCACGTTTTTCGAATTCAAAGATTACTCCCGCTTCCCCAATTATTCCTTGATCTTTTGTTCTCATATTATTGCCTTGTTGTTGCTATGCTCGGTCAATTGTTCACAAACAGACGTAACCGAACTAGGTTATATCAGGCGAATGCCTCTCGGCATCCGCCATATATAAAAGAAAAGGAGAGAAACACATGAGCTTAACAACGCTCACATCTATATATTCTATTTCTGTTACAGATTATCTCTTCTGTGACTAATCTAAGTATTCTTCGTCGCTGTAATCCTCATCATCATCGTCATCTACGTCTATGTCAGTTTTTGGTTCTTCGTCATAATAATCACTCATTATTTATAGCCATCACTTTCTCATTGCGAACTTCACTTGATGAAACGTACACATTCTTGAAACCATCAGCCCCAACAAGATAAGGACTAGCCGGAACTTCATTGGCGTGAGTTATAAACAAAGATTTCTTTCGATTTCCGGCGTCCATCTTAACCCTCTGCAATATGTCAAGGCCAAGCTTTCCGTATCTCATACTGCCTTGGTATTCATTAGGGACATTTGTTTTATCATCAAAAGTTCCAATATCTTTTTCCTCAAAATCCCCGGCTCCGTGTCTAGTCAGGTATGTTCTTGTCACATAGATTGGTTCTGTTTGCATGCCAAGTATTTCTTCGATCTCTTTTACATACTTCAAACCAGTGTTCGATGGTGTAGTATGTACATTGTCTTTGTCTTCACTTAAAAGAAGCCCTTGTCCATTTTCTGTTATCACGCTGTCATACTTTTTGAGCATACGATAATCAGAAACGCAAGATAGCTCCCTCATTCTGTTAAACGCAATAACATAGTCTTTGTAAAGATCGGGGGAAACGATGATGTCCATCCACTTATTGTAGATTTCATTCGTTATCTCGCCTGAACGATGATGCTTAATCAGATTGTCTACAAAGTTTTCTTTTCTCTTTGCGAGTTCCCAATTGATGTCTACAATTTCACCAAATCGTAAATATTCCGTACTCTGTCGATATCCATTGACCGTTTCCCAGATGCCCATACCACAACTTCCGTGCCGATTTTCCCCACGACTTTCTTCAAGCATCTTGTTCATAATGATCTCATACGGGGTCGTTACACGACAGTTTGCGCTTACGAAGATTTTCCCTATCTCTACATCGGAAAGCTCTTTTAATTCCGCACAAAATGACATCGGTTCAACAATAAAATGCGGGGAAAGATAAGTATCGGCCCCGGCGAATGTGCCGGAACCGAAATGATGAAATACGTGTCTTCTACCATCTGGCAGAACAACGGTATGCCCTCTTTGTGCACCGCCGTTCATGCATACGACAATTGTTTTATATCCATCATTGATGTCTTTTGCAGCGAAGTAATCTGTAACAAGACCTTTTCCTTCATCTCCATAATTTGCACCAATAACAGATCTCAGCTTTTTTACCATGAAATTTCTCCACTATTGGCTGTTTCACTTCCACCGAAACTTCTCTTAACAATTTCGACAATCGTATCTGCAATAGCGTTTATATTGCTCTGGTAATAATGGTCTCCAATAATGCTCTCAAAGCTTTCCTTTTTCTCGTCCATATGATTATCCCATCGACCTCCATGTTTTACGTCTATGTGATATATCTCATATTTCTCTTTGGCGACATCATATAGTTCTTTTGTTCCGACATCCACTTGTAATGGGTCTCCTACCTTACTAGCAAGAACACTAGCTGAAAGATATGGATTCAACATTTCGTCGCCAATCGTAATGATTACACCCTTCTGATCTCTCTGCCAGCAATCAAGCTTCGTATGATAGCATCCCATGTACCATGCCGCCGTGTAACTCTCGTAACTGTTTACTCCTCCGCCGAATTCAAACCACACCTTATCCAGATGTTCTGCAATTCTCACATCGGACTCAAATTGCGAAATCTGAATTGGAGCATGATCGTAAGCAAGATCGCCAATCCCCATAACACAGAATTCGATATCCGTGAATTCCTTATAAAGATCCGTCATGATAGTATTGAGCTTACTTGCTACTTCAACACCCGCTTGTCCCATAGAACCAGTCACATCAATTGCCACAATAACAGGCTTCGTGTTCGGATGCTCTTCTGTATCGAGACATTCCCTTATTACATTCTTAGGATCCATCGTCGGATCGAGGCTATACGACTTAAAAATCTGTGCATTATCAAGGCCATCAATCGTTCCAGAAGCAGATAGATTGACTGCTTTCGATGAGACCGTGTAATCCGCAAAACTAGTAGTTGTCCAATACCCACCGCCCATTACTCAGCTTCCTCCTTTTCTTCAACATCTTCCTCTTCGTCGAATACACCGCCGAAGATATCCCCGAAGAAGTTATTGTCGCCGCCATTCATCATCATAAGTGGAAGTAACGCATTCATTCCGCTATTTCCGCCGTTACCCTTCATTAGTTCAGACATCATCATGTACTTCATAATTCCGTCAAATCCCTTTTTTCCACCAAAGACACTGTTCCCAAACATAGAAACGATCTTCCCATAGAAATAGGTATTGCCCATAAAGACATGCCTTTCTGGAACGATTGTCTCAATGGTACTATCCTCATAATTCAGCACAGTAATCTGATTCTTTCCAACTTCCGTTACACACTTGGGTTTTCCGGCAGCAATGATGATGTCACCAACCGCAACTTTGTTGGTCGGAATGATGAAGAACAGATCCTCTCCAATGTCCATTGCGAGATTGCTACAATTAGTTAGCTTCCCAGTTTTTACGTTATAAGTCTTGTAACCATTGCTTGTCTTAATGGCAATTCCGCCATTCATAGAAATCCGACACATTCCCTTTGCAATCTTGCCGAACATTCCGTTAAACATATTCGTCGTATCAAACATTTGTTTCACCGTTCCTTTCTCGTTCTTCTTCTTCGATAAAATCAATCAGTTCTTTTGTGGTGTAACGGTTAATGGTATCCATATGGATTGCGGTTAGAAGACCGCAAGCATAATATCCTTTGTCTGATGGGATATAATCATGATACCTACCTTCCGGCGGCTCTTTCTGAAAACCAACATAAACTTCTAGCTCATTTGTGTCTTTGTTCATGATATATCCGTATTCGCAGAACAAAGAATCTAAAATAAAGTCATCGTCTCTTTCTCTTGGGTTGCTAATGATCGGTTCGATCCAGTTAGTTTCGCATCCCTTTAGGTAATTTATAAAAGCTTCTCCTAATCCTTCCGGGTACGAATCATAATGATTGTAATAAAGTCTGTCTTTCCCGTTCTCATGGAACCCGAACGTTCCCCGTGTACTCACGCATTTGCCCTCCAATCTTCCCTCGGTTTATTAAGTTCCCCATTCTTTTCTTTCTCGATCCACTCGTCTAATGTGAGTGGAACATAGTCTGAAAACATACAAAAGCAGTTGATGATGTTTACGGGAGGGGCAATCGGTTCATCACTCCCTCTCGTATATCTTTTGTAGTTTCTGATAAATTCCTTTGCTTGTTCTAAAACTGTAATGTCTTGTGTGTTATGAATATGTCCATGAAGCATATACACTTTAGGATTTCCGTCTTGATCCCGCCGGAATTGTCCGTTATAACACAGAATTGGATAATGACACAGGACGACCTTTCTTCCATTGTCATTCATCTCATGATATCCGCCAACAAACTTGAACAGCGACTGGTCAAAGCGACCGTCTTTGATATATCTGTCATGATTCCCAACAATTAAATACTTCTTCCCTTTTAACTGCTTTACCACTTCTGTTGTTTCTTCATAGTTACCGAAACTAAGATCGCCCAAAATAACTACTTCGTCATTCTTATGGACTCGCTTGTTCCATTGATCAATCATATAATCGTTCATAGCTTCCACGCTAGGGAAGCCACGATTATCCATTCTCGTATTTACCCCGGCGTGGAAAAAGTGATTATCTGCTATGTAATACCTCATAGTCTTATCACCTGATTTTCGAACTTCTTATAGGCGTCAAGATACCATTCATCCTTATCTCCATTGTACGTGACCTCATAGTACATCCCATCAGGAAGCGAGGTGGAAATCAGATATTTGCAGTTCTGTAACACCTTACACTTCCAAACAATGTAAACTTCGTAGAATGGAAGCTTATCAGATTTATCAAGGTGTTCTTTTGCATACTGAGTTGCGATCATAATGGCTCTATCATCCATAACATCCACATACTGAGTTACGATCATAATATCTCTATCATCCATAACATTCTTCTCCTATACTATTTAACTTATCAATTATTTTCTCTTCATATTTCGGGTCTACCCATGTTGTATTTCTGATTGCATCAAGCAACATTTGCTTTGCAATTTCTTGTGCGGGGCGTCCCGCCATCTCTGGATGCAATTTCAGATAACTTTTAATGTCGGCATCATAATTGCTCATTACGAATTACCTTAAACATATCATCTACGTTGTCCATGAGCGGATATCTCTTATCAAACGGAGCAGTTGAACTCCGGGCAAACTGCCGATTGACCATGTCAACATAGTAAGTGAATGTTCCGTCATCCCCGGCATAGAACTCTTCCCATCTTTCCGGCGAAATCTTATCTTTAATATGTAACTGTTCGATAGCCAGATTGTCGAAGCTTAACACCTTTACTCCATTTAACAACCTGAACAGATTGTGTTCCAAAAACGCCTGATTTGCTATAATCTTGTCCTTATTGGCTTCCTTATATGAGACTCCACGGCGCAGTTCCTTGTAGCCAAGAATTAGGACTTTTAGGTCGTTGCCAATCAGTTTCTCTATTTGCCATGGTGTCAGAACGCCGTTAATAGTATGGACGACTGCATTGGGAAACTCTGAAAGTCTGGCAAACAATTCATCTGTTACGGCTACAAGAGAAACGCCAATCCCATAAATCAGCTTTCTTTTTTCTAGATCGTGTAGTAGATCTATATTGTTAAGAAAGTGGCGTTGATTAACGGTAATGTTAGGGATCACCTGTTTTTCTTTGAGCTTTTCGAGGAACGGAATGAGATCGGGATGTTCAAAGACATTTCCTCCGCCCAAGGCAGCTTCCGTAAATGGATGAAGAGTGTCAATGAACTTCTCATTCATGATGTCCCCTAGCTTACCATCTGGTGTACTACCCTCATGGCACATGGCACACCCACCATCACAACGGTCACAAATCTTGATATCCATATTTTCCGCAAATTCCGGGCGAAACTCGTCGTCTTCTGTTTCTCTTATCTTCGTTCCATCCTCATAAATCTGCGTATGAACATTTCCGTTCATGTATTCGCCAAGCAGTTCCATTCCACACCTCCATCAATCATGCCCGTAATAACCAAAAGCAATAATTTCTTCTCCGCCCGGGGTTACGTAATTCTCTTTGAATGTTTCGTAACACTCATCCTGCACATCATCGAAGAACTCTTCCGGGCTATACACAGCATCTGCTTCATCCACCATTCCCGGCTTATCAAGCTTCCTAAGCCACCTATTGAACACAAGCTCACCGTTTTCCCATTTATCCCACTCGTCCTTGGTGCAAATTGTTAAACTGTGAACACTACTACTGTTTGTTTCGAATACACTCGTTCTAATCTGCCTCTTCATTCGCTCCATTCCTCCATTCATAAGTATCAAAAGGCTCTTCGTCAGGCGGATACTCTCTCTCTATCTTATCAAGATTAATCAGACCGCTTCTCTTAACGTCGCCCCATGCACCATATTCGTCTCCATCAATGATTACGACATACTTCCTATTAGTAAGGAATTCTTTTAAAGAAATCCCTTCTCCCTTTAGAAATCCCTGAAGTAATCCGACGGATTGATGATCGACACCTCCGTAATCTTTACCAACAACTCTTGCCTTTGGAATTGGCTTTTTCTTTTCGCCATTTTTTACATAGAAAAGCCCGTCGCCATACCACTCTGGTTTAACCTCGTTTCCATCTTCGTCGTAGTAATATGTTTTCTGCTCTTCACCAAATCGAACTGTTTTTACTTCTGGAAGAATTTCTCTTATAATAGGAAGAAACTCTGTCTCGAATTGCTCATCTGACGTACACAAGGAAGCAATTGCATAACGTAATTTGTCGTAGAAGCTTGTCAAGATCTCGAATGGGACTCTGTCAAAATACAAATTCCAAATCATACTTAAAGCGCCATCGTGAATGTAGATATTCTCGGATTCTTTCTTTGGATCGACATATTCGTCTTCCTTCTTAATAACGAGGCTGTGCATGGAACTACTGTTGGTTTCGAAACATGATCTCCTTATCTGTCTTTTCATTCTTCCTCCTTAATCTCTTGAACACTTCAACCCAACATAATCGTTCCAGATGAAATCAATGACGGCATCTTTATCATAAAGGTCAATAATGCAATCGCTATCATAATTAGGAACAGATTGATGGTCGATGTACGGTGCTTTCTCATCATCATAAAGATCTATCTTATTATTCCACACAACCCTTACACCTTTGCACTCTGGCAAATACTCTTTTACGGCATCTTCAAGCAGTCCCCACGAATAACTTTCATACATGTCTGTTAAATCTGAATCCCAATGTCCGGTAATGTACCAAATTGCGGTTGCAAGATAAGACAGTTTCTCTTGCTGAGTAGTAAACCTTCCATCGCAACCAAACACACCAAATTTAGTTTGCAGATATCCATCCTTCATCTTGATCTTGTTTGGTCTACGTCCACTACTATCGATTGTTAAAGAATGAACACTACTACTATTAGTCTCGAACACGCTGTTTCTCTTCTGATGTTTCATTAAATCTTCCTCCTTTTGCAACAAAGTATCCGATTAGAAAACCAACCATAATCATCGCCATAATTCCAAATGGTGTCATAAACCCGCTTGATACCGAAAAAGCAGATGTAACCATTATGAAGATCAGCATCATGTAAAGTATTACAACCATCCAATCCTCCTTCCCTTTGCTTCTACACACATCTTCCAGATTGTATAGTAAAAGTCTTTTTCTTCCTCTTCTGAAACATCGTACTTACATGTCTCACAGTTTCCATCACATTTTGCAACGCAACAGTTGTACCCCTTTGCCGCCATCCTCTGTATTTCGTTAATCTTCATCGAATTCCCTTTCGCTTGTTAAGGCCAATACACAATACGCAACTGATAAAATAATTGCACACATAATCAGGGCAACGATGACTGATATCATGACAATTCCTCCCCGAAGTACTGTCTTAACAATTCTATGAATTTATCTTCTTCTAAGAAAAACGGATCTCTGTTATACCAACGGAAAAAGTTGCTCATTAACTGACCGAAGCGCCAATCCGGGACTTTCTTCCAAACCTCTCCAACTTCCTCTAAAAACTTATTGATTCTCTTAGGATCTCTCATATTTATATCTCCTCAAATTCCTCAAATAATAAACGCTGTTTTTTGTAGTGAATACAATATAATCATCGTCCCACCGATCGATGGAAACGATCTTTGATGTCTCGCACATATGGATCCATGGATCGTCTATTTCGTACCATTCGCCATCTTTACTCGTGTAGTAAAACATGATTGCGCAAAGGCCAATTTGGAACCTCTCCCACATCATCTTTACAAGACGCCCGATCCTGTTCTTCGATCTAATATCAGTTTTTCTTTTCCCGGTTGTCGCATCCAAGATATCTACAATCTGATACATCACCCATTACCCCTTCATTCTTAAGTGAACATTGTCAAAGTACTTATAGTCGTATTTTCGGTTTCCGTTGGCAAGTGTCTCCCATTCCGCCGAATTTACCTTGTCGGAAGTGATCATCGAAAGAACATACATTTCGTCTTTGATCTTTCGGCGTTCTCGGCGCAGATCCCTTATGATGGCATATACTTTGTAGCCGCCCGGAGTGTTGTAGTTGTGACCAAATTCGATTGCGTGAAGGACTTCGCTTATCTTTCTGTCGATTACTGAAAGCTGTTCGCTCAGTTCCTTTTGTCTTTCATCCGAATGTTTTCTGATCTCGGAGTACTTTGAGGCGATTTCCATGATGCTGTTCATGTCCGGCGCTACAAGTTTTACCTTCGGATTTTGATCTACAACAGTTGCCCTCTCTGTTTTCCTTGTAGAAACCAGAGCAATGTGATATGCTCCCGAAAGATGTTTTTTCATTGAACTAAGCAATGTCCTTGCTCTCTTTTCAGAAAAATGATCCGCCATTTCTTCGCCGGGCGCCGTTACATACTTCCCTGCTCCATTTCGGTAAACGAAATTTTTGCCATCTGTAATACAGTACCGCTTGTAATCGTTCATCGTTTCCATCTCCTTTTACCTTGATACTTCTATATTCTCTATCCTTGCGGAAAGAAAACCCTCTGCTTTTACACAGAGGGATTTGTGCTTATCTAGGCACTTCTATATGAGGGAGAGTGGCTAAGTTCATCCATATATGAGATATATTCTGCCAAGCTGTCGTTCATCTTATTTCGGTTGCCGATGATATCTCTTGTAAACGGACGATTTGTTTCGAAGTTTTCGGCATATCCTTTTACCCACGAATCGAATTCGATGCCGTACATCATATTCTTGTTTGCGTAATCGTAAGTTCCAACAATCGCCGGGATATTGTATTCGGAGTAGAAGTCGTTCGGCAATTTCACTTCCAACGAATGAAGAGACATATCTTCCAGATGTTCTAACACATCTGTCTCTACCCCCTTAAGAGCAAGGCTGTAATCTGTCAGGTTGTCCTGAATGTTCTTATCAGACAAATCCGTCTGGCCAGCGCAGATCATGAGGCTTTGCATTGCAATCCTTACAAGATTGTTATCCGTAATGGAAGGAAGTACATTTGCCACGAACTCGCTATGGGCAAACTTGTCAATGTAATCTTCCGCATCGGCGCTTACATCGAACTCTTCTACAACTTCTTCCTTTTTAATATGGAAGAAGTCGTACATCAGAGTTTCTAAGATACTAAGCTTTGCAGCAACGACAGATTTGTCTTTGGATGCCTTACTACAAAGATCAAGGAACGACGTTCCATCGATTTCCTTTGAGATCAGGTTCTCCCGGAACTCGATCATGAAATCGACGAATTTTTCGTCATCGTCAATGCCAAGATCTTCGAACTTCTTGAATGTTGCGAACCAGAGAAATGTATCTCTGGAAGTGAACATGTCCTTAACGCCTTCGGTGCCAATGTCGGAAATCCGATTCATAACTTCTTCAAGTCCATCGAATTCCCTTGCGGTTGCGTTTACCTTGAGGTATTCAGCCGCCGCCGGGCCTTTCTTCCAATCAGACAAGAAGTACATTGCCATCACACTTTCAATGATGATCCTGTCGATAGTTCCGTTCGAGTACTCTGCTCTTGTGTAGCTTCCACACTCTTCTTTGAAGAATGGAAGGTTTGCCATTCCCTTTACGATCTGTGCAAATTCTCTACCCAAGTGAGCAATTCCCTTCTGGCTTACCGTCATCGGACGAGCCTGATTGAAGCGAAGGATGTGATACTCGACTTCCTCATCATCACAGTTAAGATAAAGGTCAACGCCAACCGAATAGTTGTCGATGAGCTCCTTAAGTTCTTCTGGAAGCTGTTCGTAGCTCTTCTTCCTTACGTCGAATTCGGCGTCCTCTACAAGAGGAAATCCGTTCCTAACCACCTGATTTCCGTTCTCGTCAAGAACCGGCTTTTTATAATGAATGATCGGTCTTTTCGCATTCTTGCTAATCTTAAACTCGTTGTCCCGGTACGAAGTAATTGTCGTCGCCCTCTGCTTTCCGTCAATAAGCCACTGTACCGTTGAACCATCCTTAGTCTGCTCTGCAAGGATGATAGAAGGAAACGTGTATCCGTGAAGCATCGTGACAATCAGATCGCTCTTTGTCTGTGCGTTCCATTGATCACTCTGTCTTTGCTGTGGATGATTTACGTTAATGCGATTTGCCTTAATGGCTTTGCCGATTGCTTCCGCACTGTACTGGGTGACCTTAGACGTTTCGCTTGTAGTAGTAGTCGTATTCATCATAGGTAGCGTTTCCTCCTTTGTAACAATCATATTCTTTGTCAGAATTCTTTTCCTGTCGCTCATCCGTATACTCTCCATATAATGAGCGAGTTCCGAATCGGTCAGATGCAACCGTAACCGAATCTCTTCTTTGGAAGACTTGCCAAGCATCATCATTACGATATCCCTTTCGGTTTTGGTTAAGCTTTCCATATAAAGTTGAGCGTTCGATTTCTCCTGTTCTTGTGTGTAATTGCGGATTGCGGTATCCTCTACGTTAAAGGTAGAAGGTACAAGATCTCCACGGCTTACGTCACCGTCTTCGTCAACTGTTTCATCAAGAGATACAGTCAGTATTGTTCCTCCGCCACGTTTCAGACGGTTCTTTGCTGTAATGTAACTCTTAATCTTGTTGCTCAGACACTGAACAAGATAAGTCTGAAATTTGGCAATCTTCGGATCCCAGTTACACGCCGTGCTCAGAAACACGTCTGTTGCGATCCCGTAGAGATCATCCATCTCCGTTTCACTTAACCCGTTGAAGCGATTCTTCTCTACAACGTATCTTACGAGCCTATGCAGTTCCTTAGCTTCGTTGCCGTAGTAGTGTTCCAATTCCTCGTTAGAAATCTTAATGTCCATGCGTTTCCCTCACTGAATCGAACAATATTTTCTAACTTCTCTTTCCCTTAATTGCAGCACAAATACAATTCTGTGGTCGAAAAGTAGCCGTCCAGAGGACGGATTCCATGTGGGTTAATCGGGGATGTTGTTGACAACGCAACTATGAAATGATATTCTGACAAGAGAGTGGGCACACCTATCCGCTCTACTGTCTCCCCGGACTTGTTTGGCGACTGCCGGGGAGATTTCTCTTTCTTCATTTCTCTTCCCTTTTCGCTCCCTATTCTATCGAACGAGCGTTCGAATGTCAAGAGAGTGTCATTTTTCTTTAACAACCACAAAACTCATATGAATTATAAGGTTACGACATATTGCACAATCATTTTTGTAACATTTACCGACATGTTTCGTCACATGTTGTCGGTTTATCGCGACATCTCATGCGCATCACCTACCTTTCTATGTATTCCTTTCCCAATATCTTGCGAGTTTTATGATAGCAGTCAATAAGCCTGTTATTTGCTTTAGTCTGACCGTTGGTGTCGTTCAAAGCTCCTTTGCATTGTGGTGTTAGAAGCTTCGACAAAGCCAGCAAGATCACCTCCTGATTTTCCAAAATGCGTTCTTCGATTTTTGTTTTCTGTTTTATCCTATTCTCAATGTTCTCCGTCATTTACACTCCTCATAAGTAATATGTCCAATTTCTTTCGAAATCAGCAAAATAATTTTGTATTTTTTTAGTACAATTTTCCCTTTAAAAAAAGCTACCCGATTTCTCATCGGATAGCTCTTGGCTTGCTTTATTCTACCGTTAAAGCTACGACGTTCCGTCGTACCTTTGAAAACTTATTCTGTATTTCCTTTGTTGCCTAACCTCTACTTGCTCTCTTATTGTGTTTCCCTTGACTTTCTTGTCAACCGCTACAAGACCCTATTCTCTTCTTTATCGACAAAAAAGTGTGCTGTGATCACACTTCTATATCCAAGTCTTCCCACGCATATTCATCCTTGTCAAAGATAACCGTGGAACCTGTTTCGTCATCGACGCGACCGTCTGCTAACCAAATTGCTTCGTCGAGAGTGAGCGATCTATTTGTCACGATTTCGGCTACAACTTTCCCAGTGCTTTTCTGAATAATTTTCATTTTATAATCTCCCTTCAATTCCAATCTTCACAGGTGTCATCATCTTCTACGGTTACTTCATGATCATGCCCATCTGCCATGCAATGCAATTTGTCTTCATCATCTACAAAAGAATTTGATCAAGTAAAACATGTCTTCTCGATGCAATTTGTGTAAAACATAGATACCACTTCCTTCCTATTAAAAAGAGCCGCAATTGCGGCTCCTAAATCATATCTATTTCGCTTACAACATCGTCAAGATCGTACTCATCATCTCCATCTATGATTGACTGCAACATGTCTATCGCATTATTGAGACAGTCGATTGCTTCTTGACTCTCTTCTCCACGCATCGAGTATTGTAGATTTTCCGGCATTGAGTCGAAGGCGTATTCTTCGTCATCCAGAATACTTTGGAGTTCCTCAATCATTTCTTTCATGTTGCTTTCGCTTAATAGCATGGACACATTAAAAATTCTTTTTCTTCTTACTTTATTCATTATATTTCTCCCTAGACATATTTCACAAACAGTAGTTTTTCATTATACAAATATTCATTATAGACGCTTGCTCTAATGCTCTTAAAATTCTTACTACTTTTTTCGCTTTCAGTCCACTCTCTTTTACTGTATCCTTTTGAATTAAAAGGAAAACTATTTTTACTTTCCTCGACCGCTTTCTGTTCTAACATATTATACTCATCTTCTGTTACCCAAATTCCGTCTGCCCCTGGTACATTTTTAATACAATAAAAGTGGCGATTATCTCTGTATGGAAATTTCGGTTCTCTTTCCCCCATTCTCCACCAGCCGGGATGTGTAGCTCTGTATTCCAGAACTAATTTCTCTTCTTCTTTATTATACACTCTTCCAGAAGATTCGTTGTAGATGAATCCACTATCTGTGATGTATTTTTCATCAATCACACCCTTCCAGTTACCAGATTTTAAGAAAATCACCCAATCTTTCCATGACCCAAACGTAGAAAGTGATAGCCATATCAGACTGAATATAACGGATTTCGTAATGGTGATCGTATAATCAGGCCATCCCATTCCAAAAATCATTATAATTGAAATAGGTAACCCTAGTCTACAATAATTAAGCAACTGTGACGGTGACACACACCATATATAAGGCCATTTCATTTTGGGCCACAACGATCTGTCAAAATTAATTTCATAATCATCCGACAGCATATCGTCTATTTTTTTATCAATTTCGTAGTATTCATAATTAGACATGTGCCAATCTCCCTTCTTAAAAATCCATCAACTTTGCAGCCTTTTCGGCGGCACCGTTATCTTGAACGATATACAACTGTGTGGTTTCTACGGATGCATGTCCCATTCTGTCTTGAACAAACCGAATGTCTTTGGTCTTGTCATACAATATTGTTCCATATGCAGCTCTCAATTTGTGTGGAGACAACCGTTTTCCAATTGCTTTCTCTGTATATGACTGTACTAAATATGCAACACTTCTTGAAACCAACCTATCTCCCTCGCACGAAATAAACAATGAATTTGTTGTTTTTCCCTTTTTATACTTATCTCGAACGGATAACCAATCTTTAATTGCGATCATGGTTTTGCTTCCAAGCATATGAACATGCATCTTATTTCCCTTATCAACCACAGTCAGTGTGCTTTTCTCAAAGTCAATATCTTCAATGTTTATCTCACAAAGAGCCGTTTCTCTAATTCCGGTTGATATAAAGACTCTAAGAATTGCGACATCTCTATAACGTTGAACCTCTTGCTTCTCCGTTTTTCTCGGTGTATTTGCGACTTCAAGTATCTTTTGTAAATCATTTTCTGTTAAGTAAACACGTTTGATATTATCTTTTTGTCTTGCTCTTCGAATAAAAAGCATTGGATTGTCTTCTCTCCATTTCTTTTTGACCGCATAATCAAAGTACTTATTAAGAACAGAATAAGTTAATTGTCTGTATGAAAAGCTTGTGGATACCACTTCTCCGTTAACTTCTTTTGTTTCTATACTTTTCATATAACGTTGGACATCAACATCTGTAATATCACTCATTGTTTTTGGGTTGTTAACAAACCGTAAGAACAATCTCATAGACGTAAGATACTGAACGCAACTTTTAGGTTCCATTGACACCGCAAGATTATAGTACCATTCCTGAATTTCTTTTGGCATTTCCTTCGCTAACGCCTCTGCCATCTTGCTGTTCTTGATATCATGTTCCAATCTCCCTTTCATAATTACCTCCTAATTCTATTCTATCTCGATCCTTCGTTTGTAGCAACACTTTCCTACAAGTCAAAGCACACTCTGTGATACACAAAGAACCTTCCTTGTCGTTTGTAAACCTTATACCACCCGGTAAACGGTCTACCCGTACAGTCATACTGTGAGTTCCCACAATCTAATCTCATGTTTTCCTCAAAGTACTTTATCGCTTTCTCTTCACTTCTTATTTCCATTGGTAACGGAACTAGAACGATAAACCCATCAAGCCCATAGTCCTTTACTAGACGCTCTTCTGTTTCCATTCGCTTGTTGTATTCCCTTATGTCTCTCTTGACGCTTATCAAATACTCTCTTGCCTTGCCGACATCCCCATAATTGTGTTCGTTCAATGTCTGCTCAATAAATCTTTCCATGAGATACTGACGTTTCAGTTCTTCCTGGTTTCTGATCATTGTCTCATCTCCCTTCTGTTATGCATTTCCGTTCTCTACAAATTCAGATGGCGGAACTTCACCATATGGTTCATAGTCCCGCCATTTCTTAATAAACTGTACCTTTTCTTCTGTCCACGACTTATCCGCATTCCAAGCCTCTACGCAATCCCACCAGATTGCCTTGGTGGTTGCCACGCCTTTGCTGTCTCCGTTGCCTATCCAATAGTCCATGCAACTGTTGAAATATTTTTCGATCTCGCTCATTAAACTTCCTCTGCTTCCGTTAAGAACCACTCTACCCGATCGCCGTTTTCCCACGACAAGATTGCGTAGTCTGGTTCGTGAAATGTTAACTCTTCGTCTACATCATCCCCATTTTCTGCAATCTCTTCATTATAATAATCTTCCCAATCCTTTTGGAGGATACGTTCTCCTTCAAGAATTCCTTTAACAATCCACGATTTCCTTTCAGGATCAAAGTTCATAATTCTTACAACAGTCCACATTATTTAAGCACCTCCGTAATATGTTTCACACCCAATATTATTACCATAACTTTTACTTTTTTATACCACACCTCCCGTAGTACTTGCTCTGCCTGTTGTTGCCATCGGAATTTGCCCGGAATTTCTGGCAAGAAGAATATCTACATAAGATAACCATCTTGTCAGTTCCATTTCTCCCTGCCAGTTTCTGTGTTTGAACGAAACAACAATTCCATGTGGATAAACTCCTTTAATTGTTCCGTGCTTTCTTACGACAACGCACTCCGTAGTTTCCTTCCATACGGCAGTATCAAACGTGAATTTGTGTCCAACAGTCATTCCCTTACGAATTCCCTCAAGATCCTTTACCTTAAGCATATTTCCTACAATCCTTTCTTCTTTACAGTACAATGAACTTACCTCCGCATTTTCCGCATCTATAGGCGTCTGGATTTCTCGTAAACTTGCTTGCTCTTTCCCTTGTTACAATGCTTCCACAGTGTTTGCACATAAACCTATACTTGGCAGCCGCCCTGATTGGTTCTGCAATTCCCTTTTCTTCGGTCGATGTACATCTCTTAATGTTGTACCCGTAAGCCTTGTTGACCATTTCCCCATATCTCTTCCAGCGTTCTCCGTGGTTCTGACATCCCTCACAAGTGTGCAACAACTCATGCATTACGGTATCCATAAGAGCCATTTTGCTTACATCTGCTTCGAGAAGCCTCTTGTTGATCGTAATAAGCGATCCAAATCTTGTGTAGCGACAACAGCCCCATCGTTTTGTAACTCTCTTGGAGGCTTCGATTGTAAACACATTCCCATACGGGATCTTTAATGCATCGCACTGTTTCATGCATTCATTCAGGGCTTCTCTTAAGATTTTGTTTTCCATTAGGCATTTACCTCCATAACCTCTTCCATGAACTCAGCCAATGTCATTGTTCTCTCATCAAAGGGGCTGCCATTCCACGAAAGCTTTCCCCTCATATATACCCCGTCTTTTGTATACGTGCCGCTTTCCGTAGAAATATAAGGTCTTAAACGAAATCTCGTATCTTTAACTTTGGGTTCTTCGACAACCTCTGCTTCTGCGATTATGAATTTAACATCGGTTCCCTTTGGCTTAAAAGCAATCCAAACTCCCGGATACTCGACATTACAATAATTTTCTCCAACAATAATCGTTCCAATGCTAGTTGATACTTCAATCTTACTCATCCTTATGCACCTCCCTTATCTTGACGCCAAGTCCGTATTTCTTTTGCAAAATCGGACGAATTTGTGTGCGGCTGATACAGCGGACAACCTCCTTCTTCTCGCCGTGTATTGTTGTGAAGCTGACTACAAAGTTCCTTTGCATTGGTTCGTAAATCATTCGACCACCTCCCTTAGTGTTCAGAGAGCAGGATCTGCTCACCTTCGTGTACTGTCCAACAACCACACCCCGTCTTTGCGCAATCAGAGCAGTTTCCACCGCACCACTTTGCGCCATCAGAGGCGGTCGTCGTTCCGTTACGGAAGATGATGTGTGCCTCCGGCAGCTCATATGGATTTGGCATTTCCAGCCCCGGCCATGCACTGAAAAGGATGTGTAAGTTTTCAGGAAGTTTAGTTCCCTTGTCGAGTTCCGCATTGACAATCTCGTACTGCTTGGTGAAGCAGAGGATTTCGCAGTGCGGATTTCTCTTAGCAACGTCAATCATCCTAGAGAAATATTCTCCGTTCGGGATGTCACCGCTGACATGAAATCTAAAAAATCGAGACAACATAATCGCCGCCTCGACTTCTCTCCAATACTGTTCGGGATCATTTAACAAGATCCGCAAGTTTCTCTTGTAGGCATTCGCCGTATTGTCTCTCCTTGCCGCCATTCTCCGTGCATAGCACTTCTTGTAGCAAGGAGCGTCTGGTCTACAAGTACTACAAGCCGGGGTAGAAACGCTCTGGATCTTACCCATTTTGGAATTTCCTCTACTAATACTGACGTGTTCCATAGTTACCTCCTTAGCAGTGTTGATGGTGTTGAGTGCTACATTATTGATCTTTGCCATATTCATGCTCTCCTTTTCTCAAAAGCGGTTTTGTACTTTGCGTAAGCGCCGATTTCGTCATATCCTTCTGACCGTAAAATCTCTCTCCTTTCATTCTCAGTCAGCTTGCGGACAATCTTGATATCCGATGTGATACTCCAAGTTCCCTTTCCGGCTTCCCGGAAGAAGTAATACCCGTTTTCCGGGATCTTATCGGGGAAACACTTGCCCGGAAGTTTTGCAACTTCGTCGTTGTAGTCGTTAGTTGCGTTGTATTCGACCAAGCACCACACTCGGTGCCCGGTTTTCCACCTAGACTTATAGCAACCAACTTCGCTTCCGTCATATCCCTTAAGCCATGGAGCATCTGGGATACTTCCGATGTGCCATCCCCCTCTTTTCGCAAATCCCTTGGTCGGAATGTACTCAGCGTGTAACCATTCACCTGTCTTCGTTTCCTTTTTTGCTCCAATAAAAAGCGGGAACAGTTTCCCGTTCCCGTTCTCTTCAAAGAGCTTGTATCCAGTTTTTGTTACCATCATTCACTTTCCTTTCCGTTGAGAATAAACTCAACTGCTTTCTGAGCCTTTCCGGCGGCGGATACTACAAAACGATTGTCGTTCTTAAGTACCCTCAACCAACTCTGAATGTAGGCGGCGCTGTTTCTGTCTGTCTTTTCCGTTTCAATACCTACGTGGTTGAGAAGGAATGCACTTCCCATCTCGGCGACCAGCTCTTCTTTGCTGTAATCGGCACTTCCGAAGGGGGCGAGCTTGGTTCCCCTTTCGAAACGATCTAAGCGAGTCCAATGCCCGGTGCTATGAACCATCTCGTGAAACAGGGTTGCATAGAAGTCGTTTGCGTTCTTGTACTGCCGGATTTGCGGAACATGGATATAATCCATCATCGGTGAGTAATACGCCTTGTTCGTCGTTTCCTCTTCGATCCTGATCTTTTCCCTTACGGAATAATCATTTTTGATCTTTTCGGCAGCTTCAATCGGATTGGTTTCCTTTAACTCTGCCTTGTCAAGAGGCTCGACGCCTTCAACCTGACTGATATGAAAAACGGGCAGATACCGTAAGATCGGAATGGTTACCTTCTCTTTCACGACATCGCCCGTTTCCTTGTCAACCCTTTCTCTTTCGCCTACCGAAATCTTCCAGAAGACGACAAACTCACTTTTCTCTCCCTTCTTAATCTTACCGCCGAGATTACTCCACTGCTTGAAGCTTGCCCATTCACCCGGCTTGCTTAACAAGCACTGGTTGAGGAGGCTGTAAGACTTCTTGCTTACCCGGTTGAACGCTCCTCCGTCAATCCCGGCAACACCTGACCACGGTCTTTCCCACGGGATAATCCCGTTTTCCATCATCTTGATGAACTTGTCGGTAATCATTTCATAAACGTTTGCCATAGTGTGATCTCCTTTCGCTTAATAAATCAACCAAAGTTAAACTGTGGTTTCTGTTTTCGTTCCAACATCTTCCGGCATAACCGCTTTGTGTCTTCGTTCCAATGTTTGATCCTATTGGTGTTGTGTCCATCGGAGAAGATGATTGTTTCATCATTCTTAATCATGTGAACCCAATAGTGTTTGTTCTCTTCCCTCATGCAATTCACATCCATTGCACTCGGGCCATCTTTCCAGATCCAGCTATCAGGGTTCGGAATGCTGATCTTGTCTTCGTATTTTCCCTTACACTTTGCAAAGAACCAATCCTGAAAATCTTTCAAGCTGTAAAAGCTCTTCCCCCTTTCCTTTCTGCAATAATCGTTTGTGTACTCTTCAAAATAAACCCAATACATATAAGACCTCCTTAATGTACAAATGTGAAGTTGAGTTTCTCTTTGATCCGTTGTCGCTCACAAATCCACGAAACGAAGAACCCGCAAAGATAAGGGTCTTTCTTACCCACATTCAATAAGAGTTCATTTGCTTCATCGTCTCCAATGATCTTGCAGATGTAATCATACAAACTGCAATAATCATCATATGACATCGTGATGTCAATTGATCTCATTGTGTTAACGTACCTTTCAAAGTCATAAGGACTGTCCCCGGAAGACCTGACCGTTTCCATCTCCTTTCCATAGTCTTCATAGATCGTGCCAGCATAATTGATGCCGTCAAACATCATCTAATCACCTCCTTTTCGTATTCGTACCAAATCCCGTTTACCTTGTAACGCAATGCCTTGCAGTCTTTCGCAGAGTAAGACGGCGTACACAACTCTTTGATTGTGATAGTCGCGAACCAATCACAAATGTCTATTGGATCCGCATAAGTCCCCTTAGAAATCGTCATTTCCTTATCTGTCTCGAACTCAACAAGGATTTCATCTTTGCTTACGATCCCGGTTAAGAAGTCAAGACACATTTCCGGGTTCCATTCGTATGTTTTCTCACCTGAAACAAACCGTACTATCTCTGGCAAAAAGCAAACACCAACAGACGTTGTCTTACATCCATTATGTTCTTTTCCGATGATTTCCTTTCCGGCGGAATACAAATCAAATTCATTTTTACTCATGTATCTATATATTTTCATTGTTCCTCCTTATAATTCGTTTGCAATGTCAGTTAAAATTTCAAAGTGAGAAGTTATTTGGTAATTTGTTTTTACATAGTCTTCCAGAAATGTTTGTTTTACTGCGTTTATATTTGATTTTGTTGTCGGTTTCCCGGCCTTCTCTAAAGCCTTTATAACATCATGATCCGTCCAGACCTCAGTGTAAAACGGCTTGTTGCTAACAAATATCTTATTCCATTCGTTTCTGGCTTCGTCATTTTTCTTTGCTACTTCAAGAAATCTCTTATTAATTTCCCCGGAATACTGTTCAACAAAACTCTTTTCCATTGTGGAAATGGCTAATTCCTTATTATTTATAAGCATCTTCACTATTTCGTAATTTCCAGTCTGTTTAATGTATTCTAGATTAGCCAATGTACTATATCCATTAGGTAAATCCACGATTGGATTTCTTGTACCGTTTTCTTTGTCAAATCCAATTTGAAGTTCGTATCCATTGAACAAGATCCCGGTATCCATTAAGAAACGTCTATTTCTAAACACTTCCCCGTCGCTATAAAACACATCTCTTATTGGTTTGATGGCTTCTTTAAATTTCTCCAATTCAATCTCGTAATAATCATCAATATCTTTCAACATATCTTCCGTTTCTTTATTGATGCGGTTTATCTCTTCCTTTACCTTATTAGCTTCTTCAATAATATTATTAATGTTCATCGTATTATTTCCTTTCTTATTCAACGCAAACACCTTCATACAAAGCACACCACGACGGTCTCTTCTTCATGTTCTTTTCAGTTAGCTTTCCATCATGTTTCCCTCGTGGGATGATACAATAGTGAACCTCATAACTCTCCATGCTTCCGTCATAAAGTCCCGGATAAACTTTGTGGAACGGACAATCATAACAATTCTTATAGAACAAGCGGATCATTGTACCACCTCCTTTCCATATTCTCTTTCTACAAAGGGATTGAACCAATTCAGGAACTGCTCTTTGCAAACGAAGTCGATCACTTCTGTTCTCTTAACTCTTGTATGGTTTCCATATCCCTTAGCTTCCCGGAATTTCTGATCTGCTTCTTTCATGTCAAACCCCGTTTCCTTCTTGAAGCAAGAGATGATATGGTTGTACATATGGTTTCCGTAAACAGATGGATCATTTCTCTTCTTGGCAACCGTTCTAACAATTCCCTTAACATCATTCATACTTTCTGCCGGATAATGATAGGGAATCTCAATCTTCTCAAATTCCCCGGCAATATCACAAACAGTGTTTACGAAAATGTTCTGCCAATTCGGTTTCTGTTCGAGGTTAAAGGCTAATTCAAGGTTTCCATCCACCGGGAAGCGGTCGTTCTCCCTTAAGAAGTTTGTACGTTCATCTGCCCAAGAAACGCCGTAGACCTGATGTAACTTGTTACAAGCTACCTTAATGACGGCATTGCGATCATAGCCATCAAGCATTGCGACAAGATCCTTTTTCCATTTCTTGTATTCTTCTGGGACAAGAGACCTATCAATGTTTCGCCTTGTAATTTTGGTACTCGGTGCTTTAACTTCAACTTTTGGTACTTCAACTTTTGGTGTTTCAACTTTCGCTTCAATCTTTGGTTCTTCTACTTTCGCTTTAAGAGAGGCCACGGTGTTGGCAAGATCATTGATAGAAGCAACAAGTTTGTTCTGCATTTCGACGGTTTCCTTTAAGGTGTTTATGATTGCAAGCAGAACTTCTTCGTTTCCGTTCTTTGCGGCGACTTCTTTCTTTTGTGTTTCAAAGTAGAAATCAACCAATCGGCGCTGAACTTCCCATGCTGTGTCGTCATTGAACATCTTGACAAGCATCAAATAGCCGGATTTTGTAATCAGGTTTACCTTGATATTTGGTCTCCCTTTGATGACGTTTCCCGCCATCAATTCTTTCATTGTTACCTGATAGTAATCTTTGCCAAGGACAAACCGTGACTTGTTACTGTTGAACCGGGCGGAAGCGGTTCCTCTCTTTCTGCCGTGAACCCGGTCTACATCAGAGAGCTTCATTACCCTTTCGCCGTTCATTTCAATTACGGGGACATTCACATCATTAATCATCACATTCTGCATATCTGCTCATTTCCTTTCTTTAGCAATTAGGGATATAACTATCACCATCTATAACGCCCTTGCGTTCAAAGAGGTCTTCCAGAACATCCGTGAATTCTATTTCGTCCGCGTTGTCAAACTCCTCTTCTGTCATGTCTAAGCTATCTAAAACAGCCTGAAACTCTCTGTCCGTTAACTTGCAGCTCATACCAACTCGTGCCCAAATCTCTCTACCCATAGTTTTCAATCTCCTTTCTCAATCTCTTTTCAACCATCTTGTTAATGTCTTTGTTGACGCTTACCACATGTCCAGAAATCGGATGAACATAAATAAAGTGACTACCTTTGGAACGTGTCCTTCGGTAGCCCATAGCTTCGAGTTCTTTTGTGAACTCTAAGAATTCTTTCTTCATTTCACTTACACTCCTCTCTCACCTCCTTTATGCAGGATAGATTTCGATATCTCCAAAGCGCATGTCGTCGTGATCCATCAGGAAAATTCCGGCGGCTTCCGCTAACGAATGCGCTTCCACATCCTGACACATGTATTTCCCTGTCTCGGCATCACACCACAAAACTTCATAAATGTCCTTTGGCTTTTCTGTTTCCTTTGCCTTGTAATATCCCTGATAATAATCGCTGTAATAGTCATCATCATCCCAACCATAGTCGTAGTACCCATAATTTGTACTTCCCCTAGAGTAACCATACTTTTTCGGAACATATTCGAACTGTTCCACATTGCTGAGATCTTCAATCAGTTTTTCTGTTACATCGAAAGTGTGCCACATCTCTTCGAGGATTACGTATTCATTCAGATGATGTTCGTTGTAGTATCCACAACTTAAGTTGACAGCGGCGACTCCGGCGGTCGGGGCTAAGTTACTGATGTCTGAGCAAGTTCCGTATGCTTCCTCATATCCTGTGACCTCTTCGATGTACTTTACAAAGTCTCTGTTGTCGCAACTATAGAAAACACAATCGTTTGCGTTCCGGCGGTCTAACTGAATAAGATATTTCATTTTACTAAGATCATTGACATGCTTTGTGTAAACGAAATTTTCGCTTCCAACACATCCGATCTCTTCATCTTCACAGAACAGCACATACGGCTTATATCCCTTTGCAATCAACTGCAAGATGATGAAGATACCACAGCGATCATCACCGCCGATTCCCTGTGGAGAACTAATCTTATGATTTCCGTTCTTCATTTCCAGTTCATAGAAATCCTTTACGGGTTCATCATGAACCGTATCCATATGAGCGGTTAACAGCACCGGGATTTCGCCGGGAGCATAGAGGAAACCGTCTTCGTTATACATCACCTCATATCCCTCACTCCGTAACCGTCTGCAAAGATAACTCTTCATTTCCTTTTGTGTTTTCCGGCAAAGTTTGACAAAGCTCTTCAAACAAGTCTTGTTCTTCACTCCCTCATACACAAAGTCGGCGGCTGTTTCCTTTTTGTAGATCGTGGTGTAGCTTCTATTCGTAGTATTCTTTAATTCTCCCATATGCTTATTCCTCCTCTTCTTCGTCTTCTACGTTTTCGTAACAACTTCTACATTCAATAGCTTTCTCGTAATTGGTAAGACTTCCACAATTCGGGCAATGGTGCCGTGAACCAATTACTACCGGGTCATGTTCCATTCCCTTGATGCGATTTACGTTGCAATCTTCAAAATGTGTGTAGTCTGTGAAATGACAACCCTTTGTGTGAGTTGCATTCGCACAGGCCAGCGTTCCGATTTCCGTTTCTTCCCACTCGGTTTCCTTGGGGAAAAGATGTTCCATTACAATTTCCCGGAATTCCTTATATAGATCGGTCGCACCGTCTTTCGACTTCGGATAAACACGTCCCTGAATAAGTGTATTTCCGTTGAAGTGGAAGAGATTTCTGTAAATCTTTCCTTCAAGTTCCGGCGTATTTCCGTTGTAGTCTCCCTTAAGGATGTAGAAAATGAACGTCGTTCCATCCTCTAAGTAACTACCAACACCACCACTTGACAGGCCACGGTAGATATAATCTCCGCCGTATTTTCGCTTGTTCTTTTTATCAATGGTCATACATGTTGTCCACGTATTCCCGAATGACATTGTTAAGTAATCTACGGGATTAATGCTTATCACGATGGTTGCCTTAAATCTTCCCGGCGAAAGGGCGTCTGTAATATTTGCATATCCTTTGTTGTACCACGGTGTCTTATCATATCCGGTTGCCTTACAAAGTTTGCCAATGACACGAGTTGCCTTCTGACCAACGTGAACCCTAAGTTCCGGGTAAAACCCATTCAGGATTTCGGCGGAATTTGCGTCAATTTCTCTTGCATAGTTCCAGTAACAAGTCAGCCAATCGGCAGCCTTAAACGGTTTGATTTTTTCGGGATCTTCGAAAATCATTCCCCAAAGGTACTGATTCTTTTCATAACTCCCTTCGTATGCCCATGAGTCAACCCGGTTAAACTCTTCTACTTTATCTCCCATGTAACATCTCCAATCATTGAAGAAATCACTCACGACCTCCTTTTCAATTTGCCGTGGAAGATTCTCTTTGAAGACGATCTGGTATCTGCCGTTATAATCTTTGTTTCCCTCAAACAGACTGATCAGGTTTGCCTTTTTCTTTTCCCATGAGTTCAACTCACACCCCACGCCGTAGGGCGTAGGGTTGTAATCGTAAGTTTCAAGCACATCCATCATTTCCCTAACAAGTTCGTCTCTTGTCATGCTCCTACCTCCTCTTCTTCATCCTCTCGAATAATGTTTCCGTCTTCATCGTATCCCTCATCAAGCATGTTGCTTAAAGACCTGAAATATCTTCCGTCTTCTGTTGTATAGACATCATTGATGCTCATCCAATCCGTGTTCCATCTTTCAGGATCTTCTACCTGAACGAATTCACCGGAATATTCCAGAGCGTCATCGCAGACAGTTCCGTATCTAGAAATGTACGTAAATTCATAATCACAAGTTCTTTCCCATCTGGCGTGGTAATCACACCACTCTACGCAATCCCGGCAATAATACTCACCGTCAATTTCGATTTCTTCGTCACGGTCAATAAGACAACCGCAATCGTTGCAATAATGTTTCTCTTCCCGGCAATCGGAACAGCACAGCCAGTCGCTTTCCTCATGTTCCTCACCACAATTCGGGCAGATAGGATCATGTCCTACGTAGATGGTTTCATAGTCAAGTACGCCGTTTCCTTTCCA